CGTCCCAGATCTTCTTCTTTACCAGCGGGTGGAAATACCAGTTGTGAATCTTCTTTGTTAGAGAAAGCTCAACCTGCTTCTTTTCAACCTCGTCAGTGCACTGAGCTAGAATTAACCACTGATTATCTTCTGATAGATTAAACTTAATCATGGTCTATATATTGTTATTTAATGGTACTACCCCTTAAGTAGTCTTCAAGAGATATGCGACTTTTGATCCCATAAAGCATGTGATCCACGGTTTGGATGGTCTGATCGATGTATTTTCTATGTCCCTCTACCAGCTGCATCTTCTCGCTCAGTTCGGCTAGGTCCCCTTCGATGAGAGTCGTCTTCTCGTTTGCTCCATATCTAATGTCCTTTCCTTCTGTGTATTCTTTCAGCTTCTTGGCTCTCATCTGTCTTTCCTTGGTCGACAGCTTAGAAATTATTTGTGCGAGCTTGTAGCTATATTCTAGCAGAGTCTGACGGGTAGAAAACAAATCCACCTGTGCTTCCGCAACGGTCTTAATGTTCTTGATGTGCAGAGAAATAACTTGGATCTTCTCCCTCCATTCCGCTCTCTCCCTCTCGAACATCTTTCCGAAGTCGGTGGGCTGTTGTTCCTCTGGAACCGGGTTGTATTCTGGAAATACTTCTGACATCTTAAAATAGTCCTTTCTTGTCTTTTTTATTTTTTCCTAACTGTATGACCCTTACCGCCTTCTCCTGCTTCTTTGGCGGAAGCAGAGTAAGATGATCGGGTATTTCTTCTATTGGTGGAATCTGGTCGTGAAAGGTGACCGGAAACTTTAGCTTTCCATCTCCCTCTACTTTGTCCAGGGACTCCTCCCATAATTCTGTATTTTCGAATGATAAATTTATTTCAAACATCAATAAAATCTTTTAGGTCTAAAACCTCTTCTGTAAAATAGTAATCAAATCTTCTGATCTTGAGTCCTTTGGATCTCAAGAAGTTAACTAGATCATTTAAGTCCCATTTTTTATTGGTTGGAAGTTGGTGATCTTCCAAGAATTTTCTCCAGTTGAAGACTGTTGCTCCTTCTGCTAGAAACTCTGAAGACTTTGCTCTTCCTGCATTATCCCAGTCATACCAGAACTGGAGATTGTCCATCTCGAATGGAAATCTGTTTTCCACCGAACATAGAGCTACCGAGTTCTTCCAGAGGAAAGAGTCCATAGGTCCTTCAAAGATTGTGATTGTGTCGTTGAAAGAAATGGTTCCTATGTTGAACACAGTCGAAATTGGATCTATCTTCCTGCATCCATTTAAGAATTCCTCATCTGTGCATCCCAGAAGTTTCTCCCAGATTCCGCTGAGCTTGTAGGTGTAGTATTTAGATCCGGTATTTCCCCCTCCGTGCTGCATATTTCTGAACTGGAGTCCAAGAATATTTCCTTCCCGGGAGAGATTAAAGATATAAAGTCTCTGCTTTGCAGGATCCCAGGCAAACTTTTGATCTGGATTTTGGTTCCTTCTGGTGAGATAAATTTCAATCTTAGAACCTCGAGCTTCTTGAAGTCCCATTCTTTCCATAAACTCAGACCTGGGGATGATGTATTTTTTAATATCGTCGTCGAAGAATAGGGAAATATCAATATCTCCGTAGTACGTCTTACGCTTCTCCTTCCTGCTGTGTAGCGTGTCTAGAATCTCAGTCCTCTCGTCTTGACCAACCTTATCGATCATGCCGTAATCTTTAAGGATGCTATACATGTCTTTAAAGATACCGCATCCGCCATTATAACACTTATAAGATAAAGTGTCTAGGTAGAAATTTCCTCTCTTCTTTCTTCCATCTCTGCTGTCTCCGCAGTATGGACAGGAGAAGTTGAGTCTATTTCCTGCTCGGTATATTTTGTGCTTGGACGGTTCTCCTGGAAATTCTTTAACCAGGACAGTGGTCAACAGGTCTTCTATTCTGGATTCTTGCATAATTAAAGGGGATAAAAAAGGGGTCTTGTAAGACCCCTTTAGGTTCTTATTATAGATCTTTATAAAGATCGTCTAATGATGAAGCCGATGATGTGCTCGGACTCGATGAAGTCTGAACTTTAGTTGGGGTAGAACCAACGTTGGTTGAAGAAGCTTCGTTGAAGAATTCTTGTGTCGAAGAAGACACTGAAGCTGCAGGTGAGCTGTAAGAATTAGAAGAGTTAGAAGATGCTGCTGCTCCACCTAGAACTTCGCTAACCAATCTTCCATCAGGAACTGTGTTTCTGATAACAGACATTACCTTCTCGGTTGTCTCGTTGTCCCAATCTTTGTAGTCGAAAGAAGTAAGATTCTGAGGACCAGTCTTTAGATACTCAACGATTGCGTTCATATCGTCTTGATTCTTCTCCATTTTCTTACCGCTGACTTCGATAGGACATCTTTCACCTACGAAAGAACATAGGTCGTAATTGTTCCACTCACCAACTTTTCTAGCGTGGATTGAGAAAAGCTTACCGTTGAATAAATCGAAAGGATTTACTGGCTCGCCATACTCAGGCTTTAACTGAGCTTCGATCATATCGTTTAGTTTTTTACCAAACTTGAAGATCATAATTTTTCCTTCTAGCTCAGGTCTGTTCTTGTCCTGAACGATTTGAATTAGAGAATAGTAATCCTCTTTTCTGCTGAAGTTCTTAGAAAGTTCTTTGTCTGCTGCAGAATTTGAATTCTGAAGCTTCCAGAAGATGTCTTTCAAGACAGACTTCTTACCCACAGTTGAAGGACAGTCTACAGAAAAACCATTACCTGTTGAAGGGTCTTTTAGGTAAACGTAATACTTGTGGATTTTTGATTTTGTGGGTTCACTTGAGTTAGGAACGAATCTAACTAATGATTTGTAAACACCGTCCTTTCCGTCTTCTGGATAGGGTTTGTAAAATTCTAGATCTTTAGATCCTTCTTTTTTTACTGGAGTCACTAAAGACTCTGCGTCGAGATTGAAAATGTCCAAATTGCTCATGATTTCTTTTAAATTTTTTTAGTTGTTTGTTTTAAATTACACTTATTAAACTCCGGAATCCTCTAAATGTTTCTTTGAAACATCATATATATCCGAAATTTATCCATTTTTTATCGTTTCTTGCAAAAAAAGGCAGATCCAAGAAGCATCTACCAGATCGTCGATCGGCTTGTTTACCTGCTTGGATTTGGTAATCCAAGACGAAGCATGCTTAGCGATAACATCGGTAAAGTCGGAGAAATTTCCTCCTGCAGTCGGAGCCTTTTCTACCAGTGCATGATACATCTCGTCCTTCTTGAAGTTGCCTTTTCCTGCAAACTTCTTGATTGCAGTCGGTGGAAAAACATAGAAGTTTTTTGACCCGATCTTGTCCACAATCTTTTTCCTAATGAGAGCTGTTGCCATCGAGATGTCAATCAAGGCATTTCCATTGGAGGAAAAGCTGAGTCCCTCAATGGCGATCTTAACATCCTCCCCTTCAATGAATGGCTCGATATGATACCAGAACACATCTACAATATCTTGAAAATAGTCAATCTTGACCCTTTCTCTGGCAGAATATTCTTCCGGCATCTCCTTCTTGGTTAGAAAAAAGAGATCTATATCGGGATCCCCATCCAAAATGGCATAGGGTTTGTCCTTTGACTTTCTGAGAGACTCTGCAGTTCTGTCGGTTCTAGTTAAACTTCCCCAGTTATACCTTCCGTCTTTGTAGACGCAGAATGCAGGAGACGTTAATGAAAAGTCTATTCCAATATAGATCATAAAAATGTTATAGTGATTAGTGAGAGATAAGTTCTCTAGTCCTGGATAGAACTAAAAGTTAGGGTAACCAGAGTATCAGTGGTAAAATCCAGGGTCACTATTTTATTATCTGTTAAAGAAGATAAGATTAGTGATATTTCCTGAAAAATCTGATATGCTAGGTCAGTTTTGGCAAATTCAACCACAGTTCCATAGTAGATTTTTCCAGCACTTAAAGGTCCTGCCGTTGATAGGGATCTAAAGTACAGATAGACTGAGCTCTGATCAGATTTCATCTCTGAAAAACTCCTCACCGAGAAAGAACTATACAATTTTTCTGATCCAGAAAGATAAGCAATTCTAATGAACTCCATTAGCTAGAAAGAATTGTTTGTGACAGGGAAAAACCAGAGCTATAGAAGTTCAGGTAAGAGATAGAACTGCTAGCTAAAATAGCATTATTCCAAAGGGATTCCATATAGTTTCCCGAGCCAGTAGCTCCAGTAGCTCCGGTTACTGCATAAAAATCCAAAAGTGTTTGGAAATTGGTAGAAGAAGAAAGAACCGAACTAGAGTTGACCGAGTCTAAAAAAATATAAAATTTAGTAGGAGATGTCTTATAAGATCCGACTAATTCCGGATTAATAGAAACAGAAAGAGGATTCCCATTGGAGTCAAGACCATATTGAATTTGAATAAGACTTGACACGGGTGAAATTACATTTTAGGCTGTACTGCTTGTCCTACTTGTCCAGTATATTGATAAACTTTAGCTAGCTTGTTGAAGCACTTCTCCATCTGCTCATCGGTTAGACAGTCAACGATGTCGTTTAGGACCCTTTGGTCGTTTCCAGAAGCAGCAACCAGAGTGTTTTTCATGTGTTGCTTTAGGTCATTTTTACCATACATTGGCTGACCGTACTTCATTTCGTTTATCTTGGTTAGTTCAGAAAATTTTCTCATCTCTTTTATTATTTTATAGACTATATATCTCGACTCGATAAAAATTATCTAGCCATATCGAGATCAATTCCTAGGTAGTTGTAGTTAAATCCGGCGGTGAATGCTGTTGCCGTCGGAGCATTCTGGGTGTAGTTCAAATTCAGCTCAGAAAGAGAAGCTATTGTTACCCCCTTAAATTGGACAGTTGCTACTACGTTTCCAGAGTTATCCAGAACCTGGAGAGGTAAATTCTCCACAAATAAATCGGGATTCTTAAAGTTAAGGTGTTCAAGCATCGTCTCCAACATCACGAAGTAGTTGATAAATCCAGAAGCCATTCTAAATGTAACAGAAAATCCCTGAGAGAATAAGTTCTGAATTGGGGTAGCTGATTGGTATGTTATCTTCTTACCTAGAGGTCTAGTCTGAGTTACATTGTCCACCTGCAGAGATGGGAACGTGACAGACTGAATAGTGCTATTCATGTACTGGGTCAGAGTATCATAGGGAATCGATTGATTCTTGATGTACTGAAAATACTTTGTTTCTATCCCAGGAGGAAAAAATCCCCTAGGGAAGACAAAGTAAAAACTATTGGATCTTGCGTTTAATATCATCGTGTTGTCTTATGGATAAATGTTACTGCTGGACTGCAGGTGGTCTAGAAGTCCCGGAATCCCCTCCTGTTGCATTTCCGGTTGATCCCTGGTTAGAAGCAGATCCTCCATTAGTTTGCCCAGCGTTGGTGTTTCCATAGTTGTTTAGAATTGTAAGATCAGCATCTGTAAATATCCCCTTAACTGCATCCGTGAAGATCTTCTTAGTTATTCCCACGTATAGTTTATATCCAGGAGACTGAACGTTCAAGAAGTAGTTGATAATATATTGAACGGTTATTCCCTCCGATAACATAGATTTAACAGCCAGTGAAATTGCAGACTTTAGTTCAGTGGTTGATAATCTTTGACCAGACGAAGCCGAGTTGGATGGTCGAGTAACCTCTACTCCATTTTCACTTGTGAAAGCAAATCCTGTTGCTGCCGTTCCTCCTCCAGTTTGTGGCTGGGTGTTGAGAATATTATTTCCCACTGAAACTGGAAGTGCCGCAGATCCTAAGAATGCAGTAGCAGAAGTAGGCTGATTTGTGTTGGTCTGTACAACAGTAGCAGTTGCTCCGGTAGCTCCACTAGTTGGAGATGTACTTGGGATCGGTTCATCGACTTTCAGCCAGTTTCCATAGTAAAGAACTGAAGAAGCATTAGCAGAAACTGTTAAGACCCCACTCAAGAGACTTTGGTCTATATTCTGAGCAGAAAGAACAACGTCTTTAATGCTGTCATTTAAAGCAGTAGATCTGCTAGCTAGTGCATTTTTTGCAGCTCCTGTGGTTGGGATCTGATCACTGACAATATTTGGATCGTTTGCTGCAGGAGGACGATTTGTAATTGTATATGTTCTGTTTGTATATTGAAGAACATCGGTAGCCAAAGTTTCAGAAACTTTGAAAGCAAGTTCCCCTTTGGCCGGATTTGCTATGTTTTTATCGTCAATTGTTGGGGCAGAAACTTTCTTGTTACTATTGTTAAGAAACACCATGTAATAAGTTCCAGAAGATTCTAGATCGATCAGTTGGGTGTTTCCGTCTGCTCCCTGTTTATAGAAAGTAAACTTATAATAGTTGTCGAATGGACTTATTCTAATGTATGCTTTTCCTTGTCCATACACGGTCTGGTCCTGTACAGATCCCCCGTCTGCTTGGGTGATTGTTGTTCCTTTTACCACCAGATTAGTCATCGTGGTGTTTACGAGGTTTCTCTCGTAGAAGACGTTGCTGTACTTAACAATAATCCTAGGAGTTGGATTTGAACTCGGAACGCTGATGTTCGTCTCCGTCGCTACTTTATTGTAGATCTTCTGAACCTGTGGAAGATTCTGAAGTTGAAGGGGAGCAATATAGGCACCATACTTGGCTGGGTTATTATATGTCACAGAAGCTATTCTAGTGACCCTAGACTGATCTACAGAGTTTACCAAGGTCATAGTATACCTTAGATTAAAAGTCGAAGCCACACCGGAGTTTCTGATGATTGGCCTGTAGAGATTCGGAATGTCGTAGGCATTAGTCTGGATCGTATAGAAATTAGCAGTCTGGATGAAAGCTGTTCCTATCTGTTCAAAAACTTTAATGTCGTTCTGGATGTAGTATTGATTCCCGATGGAATTCTGGAAGAGAATAAAATCTTCAATAAATCCTCCATTGTCAGTTGCAAAATACTCAAAGAAGTCCCCAGTATCTGCAGGAGAAATGTAGGCTCCAATATTTCTAAAAGGATCCTCAGATTCAAGAGAAAGAGTTGAAATTAGGTTAGCTCCATAAGTAACATATCCTGTAGTCAGAGTTGTATTTAGAACCTCATAGGCTCTAACTCTCATTGGGGATCCAACCACAAATCCTTTCCCACTGTGACTCAGGAGAGCTGCAGGAGTTAAAGATGGTGTTGGGGAAGAAATGTACTGATTATTTAGATTGACTAAACTCGGAACCTTAATCTCAAAGTACTTGTCATAGGAGTTAATTCCTATCATTAAAGGACTTGGGTTTAGAGTGTATTGTCCAGCAAATCCGCTATCTATAAAGATTTGAGAAAAGGTCACATAAGTTCCATCAACGTCTAGGAAATCTATTCCGAGAATAACTCCATCGATATTACCCAAGTTGTAACCTGCTAGAATGTGATATCTAACAGAGTCATAAACGATTGCAAAGTTGCTCGAAAAATCCACAGGAAGATCTGCAGTTGAAGTCAACTTAGGATTGAAGTCGTTATATGGAATAATGTAATTTGGATTAAGCGGAATAAAGCTATTATCCGTAACTCTAACAACGTTATTTAGGGTTGTATTTTTTGTAAGACTGTAGTTCTGACTTTGGTTAAAAATCTGAACCCCATTATCGGCAGTTCCACCAATCGACTGGACCATTCCATTGATCAATTTATCATAGGAAACAGTTGTGCTTCCCGTGTTGACGTTATACGTCTCTGGATTGGGTTGATCCGCATACATGTACTCCATGACCATGTAAGGGGTCAGTTGTACATATTTGGATGTGGTAGTATATGTTGCCATTTAAGAGTTTATTTTATTTTCCAGCTCACAGACCCTCTAAGATATGGAGTAATGTTTGAATTGATTCCCATTCCGACCCCAAATAGCATGTCTTTTTTAGTCTTTAGCTGAATATCTCCTCCAAGGGAAGCAGGATTTCCAAGCTGAAAAGATGGTCCGATAAACCAAGCATTGCTAAGTTCTTTTAGGTATATAGTTTCTTTAATGGTTGGAATATTAATTGAAGTGTAGTATTTTCTTCCAACTATTCTGTTTCTAGAAATTGTGTCGTTAACTGCAATATACCCAAGGGTGTCCTTTAATTTAAATGTATCGCTGTAAAAAATTCTAGCATAGTAGTCCTTCAGGATTGAAGCTGTATCTACATTTGCAGGTATTTCTTTCACAACTTCGACCTCATGAACGATGTCTTCGCCTTTTTTGTATCTAGTTTCGATTTTAGTTTCATAGAAGGTATCAATCTCGTGTTTGATAACTTCATAGTCCTTTCCATTGATTCTTAGAGTATCCCCAGCCTTCTTCTTTCCAAAACATCCCTCTTGATAAAGAATGATTAGGATAAGCCCAAGGATAACAATGTAAGGTGTGGTTTTTTTAAGATTCTTCATTTTCTTTAGTATCGTATATTAATGTGAAAGGATTCAACTTTCCTGGCCCGTATTTAGATTCAAGATCTTTGACGAATTCTATCTCCTCGTCTCTTAGCTCATTTAGCTGTTTGATGAGACCTTCTGCTCTTTTGTTCATCATTTCAATTTCAATCTGAACTCCTTGAATTTGAGCATGAACATCGGTGAATTTAGTCTTTAGATTTCTTGCTCTCTTTTCCTCTTTGATAGTTAAATTTTTCTCCATATTTATCTGTTTTTCTTTATAGCTAAAAATTAGCTAATTTATTCAATTTTCCGGGATTTTTAAGGGTTATAATTTTTCCGATTGCTTTAGAAATGAAAATTCCAAATCTCATAAGAATTTTTCCTGCTAGATTTCCCTTATCGATGGCTCCCATTTCGTATGCCATTTGATAAGCCCAAGGTTTAGCAACAAACCAAACAATCTTTGAGAATAAACTGGATTTCTTCATCAGACCAACTATCGGAATAGCCCAATAATGATATCCGACCATGGTCTCCGGACTTGTTGCAGAAATTATTCTTCCAAATTCTTCGTCCGCTTCTCTTATTTCATTAGGCATAAACCCTTGTCTGTATAGTTCTGTACATATTACAGTTAACTGAGTTCCACCTAAGCTAGAATAATAATATGGGAGTTGAGCTGAGGAATTATACCCAGAAGAAAATGATTCTATATAGAAAAATTTATTTCCGCTGGTGTTAACGGTTGTAGGGAAAGCTGACCCAAAGAAATTAATTCTAACGTGTCGACATCCACCAGTTGGTCCTGGGTTAGTAGCTCCAGAGTCCCCGATGTAAAAATCGCTAGGGGAAAAAGAAAAATTGGTCGGGATGGAAACCCCACCTATACAGGTTTCTCCATTTAGAAAAATATCTATGCATGAAGCGTTTTCAGCTTCGATATAGGAGTCGATCCCGGTAAGTAGCAGCCAGATTCTGCCACTTCTCCCGTCTGAGTTAATTGGTCCAGTTGGAACTGCGTTCACGACAATTACGTCGCTGGAAGGGATTATCTGAATATAATTGTTTAAATTAAGCCCATTAAATAGGGATTTAGAAGATGCAGAACTAGTGATAGATTGATAAGACTTGACTATATTTGCACCGGTTCCCCCACTCACTCCAGTAGAACCAGTATATCCTATAGATAAAGCGGGATACGTAGCAGCAATTTGACTTGCAGATGGGCTGTTTCCTACTGTGAATAAATTTCCTCCAGAAACACCTAAAGCTAGGGAATTTCTAATGCTTCCCCCATAGAATCCAGAATACTCTAAAACTGTTCTTAGTCCGGTTTGGCCGTCAAGAAGAGCTCCGTTGATGGACAGAGCATAGTCGCTTCCATATGAAGTTGCTCCCATTCCCGAGTCCATGTTAGAAAGAGAAAGTCCACCCGTCTGTAGAAGTGCATTTAAACTTGTAAATCCAAGAGTATTTGCATTAATAGAAATTCCAGAAGGTCCTTCTAGAGAACCCGTAGTAAAAGAGTTCCAGTTGATTCCACTAGCAACTAAGCTAGCAGTTCCCCCTGTAGAAGAGTATGATCCAGTTGCTTGAGATTGGATGGTGATTTCTCCACCAGAAGAAAATTTAATGTCGTAGTTATCTCCTGTGTTCTGCCAGAAAAAGGAAGGCAAATCTGATTCAGAATAAAAGGTTTTACCCAATGAAAATAAAGGGAGAGAAGCAGTAATTGAAGCATCATTCTCAATTAAAATCTTGGAATATCTTGGGTTTGCATTTGCAGTGGTAACATCTCTATCTGTAAAAACAAAGGTAGCCGAAGAAGGAGAAGTTGCCCCTATTACTATAGCATTTTTCTCCGTTACTTCTCCAGGGCCAGAAACCCCTTGGATCAGAGTAAAGTTGCTATCAATTGCAAAATTAGAAAGGGTGTCTATCCAGAACGGATATTCTCCTAGAGTGTAATTGTCTTTATACTGATAAATTCGGTTTGGCCCTCCGGTGGATCCTGGTGAAGTATCCACCCAGACGTCATAATTTATCAGAGGAGCTTCCGTATATGGAATATTACCAAAAGGTGGGGTTTGTTGAAAGTACCATTTATTAGCTCTAGAACCAGTAGGTCCAGTAGATCCATCTTTCCCGACCTGTCCAATTATTCCGGTTGCACCCAAAACTCCGGATTGGCCAGGTAGTCCAACCGCATTAGAAAGTACTTGAGAAAAGTTGTAATTAACCTTTCCTATAATTTGGTTCTTATCGTCTCCTGGCAGTATGTAATTTGTATTAAAACTCATATTGCTAGTCATTAAACAGTAAATATCCCAGAGACAGACGCTGTGTCGTAGTAAATTAGCCAGTTGCTAGCTCCGGTTTTTAATACCGTCGCATTGACTACTGGGGTTGCGGTAAAGTTAGCATTTCCTGAGCTGGCAGTTCCACCGATGCTGTATGAAATACCGGATATCCATCCAGAGCTAGAAGAAGCAGAGCTAAATATACTCATGCTTATAGACTCCCCAACTGAAAGATAATCGGAAAGTCCAGTGGATCCAGAATTCAAAGGAATCCCAACTCCAATTCCACCGGTTCCTCCCGTTAAGTTCACAACTACCCGGTTTCCGTTGGTCAAAACGTTAGACCCTATTATATAGTAATTTTTTCCAGAAATTGTGTACGTTGGACTCGATGCCGTATAAGTCGAATAAGCAAAATTTGTTTTGTCAAATTTAACCTTGCCGTCAGATCTAACGTAGAATTTACTTGTTCCAGATACTAAGAAATTTGCAAGGAATCTACTGCTCGAAGCCGATCCAACCAAATTAACATATAGTCCCCCGCCTGTAGAGGTATTCGAGAATGAATACATGTAGCTTCCTCCGAATGCTCCGGATACTGTAACGGGGACATTAAAGAATGCAGAGTTTGCACTTAGAGAAAATTGGTTTGACGAGATTAAAAGGTTAGAGCTGCCAGAGTTAATATTGAATGTTCCAACAGAGGTAAGAGAGATGGAAGTAGTAGCACTAAGAGTTGTGGTTACTCCGCTGAAATTAACGTTTCCTGTTGTGCTTTGGATGTTTAAATTTCCTCCGGATACTATATCTAATAGATCTCCGGGAACTACAAATCTTAGGCCATAATCATTTCCAGAAGGATTTTTCCATTGAAAAAACGGGTGCCTGTTATAGTCCGCTGGGGTTCCTATATTTGGAGAGTTACTCTTTCCAAATTCCAGAATAGGAAATCCATTCGATGCATTGGTAGAGATTAAAAATTTAGAATATGTTGGATTCGCGCTTGTTGGACTAGAAGTGTCGTCGCTAAAGACAAACGTATTACTCCCTGGTGTTGCAGAGGATTGAACGATTGCATTTTTTGTTGTCACGGATCCTGGGCCAATGATTCCAGTTAGAGTTGTAAATACGTCTGATGCCTGAAGGGAATCCCCGGTTGCTGTCCATCCTCCTGTAGCGTAGGTGTAAACCTCATTGTCTGCAGAAGTGTCTACCCAATAGTCTCCATAAACTATCCCAACTCCAGCAGTTCCTCCTAAAGGTTCAGTTAGAGAAATAAACCATCTAGTTCCTCTCGTTCCGGGAACTCCTTGATCTCCTTTGGGTCCGATTGGTCCGATTGGTCCTTGATCTCCCTGAGATCCTTCTTGACCCTGAGGTCCTCCTCCACTGGCAACAATTGACCCGAAGTTCTGATTTATTTTATTAACCAAAACCTCCTGGGTATCTCCTGGATTTAGATTTATAATAGTTAAATTGGGCATCTGATTTTTCTTTCTTTATATATTCTAACCTATAAGACCTTATATTTTTCCAGTAATAAAATTAAACGTCAGAGAGTAGTTTTGATTTGGGTCTAGATAATATTCAAATGAGTAGGTTAAATCTGTTCTTTGGGTTAGAGTAAAATTAGGTTCTGGGACATAACCATACTTAATTTTATCCGGGTTTATCAAATCTCCCCTTACCAATCTTTGGGTATCTGTCAGAGGATTTCCGCTCTTTAAAACTAATAAATCTAACTGCTTACCCTCGAAGATAGGAACTACGTTTTGTTCGACGTAAGATCTAACATCATCTTGAATGTCGTTAGGATTACCAACACCATATTCGGTAATCATGTTTTCAACAAAGACTTTATCTATCCCAGAATTTAAAAGGTATCTTCTCAGAATTCTGTCCAGTCTAATTACTCCATAAACTTTATTAGAAATAGATTCTAACTGCCAGAATACCTCAATATCAGGATAGATGCTCTCGTCCAGCTTAGAAAGATCTACTCCGGATAAAGCTGGACCTAACTGACCAATTCCAGTATTGGACTGAGCAGGAGTCATCGACTGAATAGTTGAAGTTGCAACTTGAGCTTGTGCATTGATAACCTGCGGATCGACTACCCCTTCATCTCTGGAAATCTGGAGGGTAATAAAGGTATAATTGCTGATCTGTCCTGGGGTTTGCATCATCTTAGATCCCATGAAGGTTTTCAATTCTGTCATAGATCTGGTTCCAGCAACCGGTGTCTGCTGGGTCGAAGCAGTGTATAAGTTGTAGTATCCAGGATCCCAGGTTGACTGGAAGATCGAGAAGTCTTTAATTGCAATAGGTGTTTGTCCTATCAAAGGATATACAGCCGCTTGTGCAGCAACTGTGGTTCCTGAAGAGGACACAACATCAAGAGGAGACCCTCCAATACTAGCTCTCCCGGTAGGGACTGCATTATTGGAGATGTTTAGAATGTTCTTTCCTAGAGAAACTTTAGTGTAGCTAAGATTTGAAATCACACCAAATCCGGTTTTTTCTGGTGCGAATGTGCAGTTTCTATATGACAGGTCAAATCCGGTAGCTCCTGGGATTGTATCAGTCTTATCGTTTTTGAACATGATAACCTTATCAAATATGGGTTCATATCCTCCCATGTATCTTAGCATGTCAGCTGAAGAGCTGGAACCATTGTTAACGATCTCGTATCCAGTAGGCTGATTTTGACCTAGTGTTTGTGGCCCAGCGTAGCTCTTTATTGGATATAGCCCGGTTGGTTTGTAGACTGCAGAAGGCTGAAGAAAGTCTAATTCAAAATAATCTGGTGTGGATACAGTAGCTCCGGTCTCTGTGCTATAGTTGTATGTGATGTATTCGATGTAGGGACTGTTCGTATTTACCTTATCTGCTATGTAAGAAAGGGAAAGTCTCTTTGAAATAAAGTTGAAGTAGTTCTCTCCCCCTCCCAATTGAGTAACAGGTCTGTTCTCGTATGCACCTCTAGAAGCCAGAGGGATACTAGTAACCGGATTAGAAGGAGCGAACGGAATTTCAAAATAGTAGTTGGTCGGATTTGTTGGTCCGAAATTAACCAGATATTGGGATCTTCCTGTCGGCCACGGGTAGTAAGAGGTAGAGGACGACCCTGCAATTGCAGTGAAAGTTCCAGAAGCTCCGGTAGCAGAAAGACTTCCAGTAGATCCAACCGGATAGAAAAGATTAATTTCTTCCCTTAAATCGGTATCGTATTCTGGGTTTGGTATAATGTAAGCCTGTCCGTTTGCATATGGGCTACAGCTGCTATTAGAGTTAAATGAAAGGTCTAAAGCTGCACTTAACTTAATGTCATCAATCTGGTAAAGAGGAGAACCAGTAGGTCCGGAAGCTCCGGTAACTCCCGAAGGAGGAATTGCAGCTTTACCCAACTCTGTCGTCTTCTTTTTACTAGAAAGAGAATACATTAGAAGATAATCTAAATAAGGATCTCCGCCAGTTGATCCAGTGTATTCTAGTGGAAGAGCTCGGTAATCTTTTATCACCGCATAGGTAACAAACAGGATCGATTTTTGAGCTATGTTTTCTATTATCTCATATCTAACAGGAGCCTGTATTGTATTAGAATCTTCGGGAACAACCCTTAGAATAGCTGCAAATTTATAATCCTGGAATCCTCTGTAGTTTGGAACATATTTTTCCAAATCGTTCTGTGGATTTGGTAGAGTACTTCTTCTCTTCAATGAGATTTTAACTCCTCTAAAGATGGTATCATAAAATCCAGTTCCTGGATTATATTTAAAAGGGGTAAAGAATTCTTTAACTTGATTAGTTCTTATTGCATAAGGTGCAGGATAAGATAGAGGATCTACCGTAAAATAAGATGCAAAATAATTAGACTCCGAAGGAGAAGCATTCCTAGCTCTATCTAAATCCATTTTGGATGGAAGATAGCTGTTCTGATCTACAATCGAAGACGGCGGGAACTGTCTGGGAACACCTTCCAGAAGCATCCACTCGTGAGTAAAATATTGGGGATTTGGTTTGTCCTGTTGAAATCCGGGTGAAAAGTTAGTAGGGGTAAATGCAGGGCTAACGTTAAGTCTATATGCATTTCCTCTGGAGTCTGTTCCACCGTTATAAACCCACTTGTTGATGTATGGAACTATCCTGGACTTGTTTGCTCTGGTTACTGTATAGTTCTCCTGTAGATACTGATACTCGGTGTCCAATTTACCATACTCAAATAGGGTGCTTTTGATGTTTGGATCAATAATTTCTTCGGGTGCTAAACTCTGAATTCCATAGAATCCGTTAAAAGAATTTAGATCTTGCTCTGCAGGAACTTGTGTTCCGTAATTGTAGATAGGTCCGGACCCCCAGTTTGCAGCGGTAACGTATCCCAACCTAGTAAATACTGCAGGGGCAACTATTGCGGGATTGCCATTCAGAAGAAGATCTTTAAAAGAAGAAGAAGATAAGCAAATAAAAACTTCTCCTTGATTAATAGTCCTTTGATTGATAGTTCCAGATTCTATTTGGATCTGTCCACTTCTAACATAGTATTTAATTCCATCTTTTAGCTGTCCGGATTGATCCGGAACTAGCTGGAAATATCTGTGATACTCAGGGGTTGGTGTTATTCCGTAGTTAGAAGACCAAAAATCAAAGTCTATAGTCTTCATGTCGAAGAAGCTAAAGACCCCAGAATAGAGATTAGTCATGCTATAGACATTGAAGCTAGAATTTGATCCTAGACTTATGACTGCATTAGAATCCGAAAGTGTCGCAACTAAATACTCCTGATATCCATTGAATCCTGTAACGGTTCCTGTTGTGGACAGAGGGTCATTATCATAGATTGGTTTATCTACAAACTTAGTCACCGAAGAAATCATAGACATTCCTCCGGTAATTCCCTTTCCACTTTCTACTTGAATCCAATTGCCGGGAACAACATTTCCTGCTTCGTCTTGGGAAAATACCACTCTATTTTTCGTAGTGTCTGTTCCTCCAACAAAATTTTGAACATATGAGATTTGAGAAGCATCCACTCCTCCTATATTGACATATCCAGGGTAAGAGAATGGATAGTAAGGAATCCAGTCGTCGGATACCCCGGGAGGAAGATTTGTTCCATACGGATTCAAAGGGATTGAACTGGTAGCTTCGTAGTAGTTATTATCATAAACTACTATTTCTCCTACCACATATGAGGATTTATTGTTCCAAGTTTCTCTGAATCTAGCTTCAAAATCTGAATAATCGGAGAAAACTGAGATAGCATACTGTAAATTTTGTTTAGCCCCCGGATTTTTAATTCTAATGATGGAGTCAGATCCGGTAACCAAATTCTGAGAAGCTCCAGTATCCCAAACAACTGTTGAGATGTCAGAAACTGCTCCATTGAAAGCCTGAGCAAACTGAAGGGTTGTTCCTTGAGACCAATTAAAATAAAACTCGTCTCCGGTTGAATAGTAGGATCCTGCAGTCCATCCAGAAAGGGTCCCTGAATAATCTCCAGAAATAACTAAATCATATTTAGAATTTAGACCACCTCTAGATCCATTTGGCCAGAATATCTTAAAAGTTACTGGCTTGTCGAGATCTAAAGTCTTTACAAAAGTAATGTTAGAATAAGCTCTTCCCTTTTCTCCCGTGATTTCTCCAAGAAAGGATCCAATTTTTTCGTCTGGTCCAGTGAAGTCAAGAAGATCAACTTTGGTGTCTCCGATAACTAGAGATCCTGTTTTGTAATTAGAAGATCCGGTAGTTCCCTGTATTAGTCCTCCCGATGCTCCTTGTGTTGGATAAACAGAAGGATTGACATAGTTTACCGTCGAACCCGAAATATAACCAGTACTTCCAGTAACTATTCCAGTTCCTGCCTGAAGAACGGTTGGGATTTGAAAAGAATTTCCAGTGGATCCGGAAGGAATTGTTATCCTCCATGGTCCATTTATTTGATCGCTAGACCCAGTAATGGTAACTAGGGACCCATCATCATACCCATGATCTCCGTTAGTTATGATGTTGACATACCCATATTGAGTTCCGTCAAAAACCGAATAGGCCTTGGTCACATCTTTTAGATTTGGTCTATATGGACCGAACTTTAGATAGTCTGGAGTGTTGTCCACCCAAGTTCCATCAACTGTGTTGAATTCAGGTTTAATGTAATTTTCATATCTAGAAAGGCTATAAAAATTATCCAGCTTGTCAGTTACGTAATATAACTTTTGAGGGTCCAGAATGTTAACATCTGCAGATCCTGGCATCCATCCGGATGCTCCTTGATAATAAAGTCTAACTCCCCCAGTACTACTTTGGAATGCTCTATTAGAATTATAGTAGTATCCAAGATTATTTCTAGTAGGCTTGGGAAGATTTAGATTGTCTGAATCGTTTTTGTTGTCCCAAAAGTACTGCCCATTGAGTTTAAATTCCCCAAGGTCGTTCCTAGAAACATAGAATCCAATGTATCTGTTAATTGAATATAAATCAGAATCTGGATCATTGAACAAGAACTCCATGTTCAGTAGATTTGGACAGATAATTCCATTACGAGAGAAACCATCAGTCATATACTCTTCAAAGTCTATCTGTGAACTAGATTCCGCCGATGTGTAGTAGGAATTTAGAAGTTCTCCTTTTTGAGTTAAAACTCCTTCATTTATACTAACCCCATTGAAATATGTAAACCCATTTGATTCGGGGGTAAACGTAATCGGGTTAGGATTAAAACCTGGATTATTAACTAGAGATCTAATATATCCTCCAATATTGGTATTTGATCTTAAATCAAAAGTTGCAATTACTTGAGCATATGGGAGTATTTTTGTGTTAAAATAAGTCTCAACATCATTGACCTCGTCGTAGTACTTGAGCTCACTCATCTCAGTAACTACTCCACTTCCTTGAACTATGGTATAGGTATTGTAAATACTATTTCCGTAGAAAAATTCTCCATCTACATAATTGGAGAAAGAACTTGTTTCTGGGTTCCAATATTTAACGATAAACGGATCAGTAGATCCGGGGTTTTGAATTACTTTATACTGTGTCCCTCTAACTATTGTAGTTACGTTAGTTGGGTAGGGATAACTTAAAGGCTGTGGGACTTTAAAGATTACAAAAAATTCGGGAAGGACATCTTTAATCCAAAGGGGCTGAAAATATTTAAAATTCTCCTCGTAATTTCTATCTACCAGAGTCGAAGCCCCGGATCCATAAAAGAAATCATATTGTAGATTAAAAGTCTCTGCGGTTTGAGTAGATCCATTGGTAAAAGTTCCAACCTGGAAAACCACATCATTTGGAGTTTTTCCCTCGTCAAAGAATGTATAAACATCCTTTGCATATGGATTTTGGCCAGTAATTCTAAATTTTTTATACCTTTGATTGCTTAGTTCGGGACTGACGTCCATCGAATTAAACCAAATTCCCCCTGTAGAATCTAAAGTTAATTTTAGATTTCCCGTCAATCTAGGGTTGGTTCTAATTACCCCAAACGAACTATTATAGTCAAATAGTTTTTCTGCTGCCATCGTTTATAAAAATTAAGAATCTCCCCCCTCCATGTTTAGTTTACTGCTCCTGTAGTAGCTCCTGCATTAGATGTAGATCCATATCCTGCTAGAGTTTCCTGTTTGAAAGATCCAGTTGCAACTAAATCGAAAGAGAAAGGAGCGGTATTTCTAACCTGAATATCCACACCAATTTTCTTTTGGTATGTTATGTTGCTCGGATTACCATCCAAATTATATCCTCCAATATATCCAAGATAATCTGTGGCTCTGAATTGGAAAATCAAAGGAACATTAATAGCGTTTGCTTCTCCTTGCTGGACATATCTGCTGGCAAGAGCAGTAGATCCCTCAACCTGAATGGTAGAAGCTGTCGGTGGACCTAAGAATAGGTATCCTCCGCAAGTGTATTTACCGATCAAATATCTGTCATTCTCAGTAAATCCAAGTTTGTTTGGATACATTGCATCAGATCTAGAAGCAGTAGGCCCAGTTGCAAAGGTAGATTCAACCGGAGACCATCCAAGTTGGGTAGCAAAGTTGGTAGATCTCGTATCGACATAGAAGTAGTCAGAATGTCTAAAGTAAGGGTAAACTACAGTTCCATTAGAGAAATCTGGAGTAATCAACTGGGTGAATACACTAGTTGTGGAGTTCGGATTTCCATTGGCTAGAGCCGGGTGGTCCTTACTAATACAGAACTCAGCTATATAACCATTCCCAATACCAACATAAGATCCAGTGGATCCTGTTATACCACCGCTCCATACTCCTCCGTTTAATCCTCCGTTACTGTAGGTTGGAGCTGTAGAAGACGGAGCAAAAGGAACTACCGCACTATTATTTAGTGGTAAATAGTATCCAGTTGTTGTATCCAAGGTTCCCAAATAGTTGTAAGAACCTGATGGAGTAACTTCTGCGTTGTAATAAGAAGTGTCAAGTCCTACACTTTTCCATCTAGGGTAGATAAACTGTCCATTTTCATTCGCAGACATATAAGGAGGAGCCTGCTGAAGAAGTTGGAACGAAGTTATTGTAGCGGTCTGTGAACCAACCGGGATAATATTAGAAGCATTTAAAGAAGTTATAGAAATTGGAATTTCCCCATATCTTAAATTTTCGTCATATCCAGCTGGCTTAGAGTAGGTTGTGCTCTGAACTCCTGCAAGAGTATTAAGTCCTCCGGGCAGAGCGCTCGAAAGTTCGAGAAGCCCAGCAGATGGATTTACTATTCTTATTTGGTAGATGCTCGAAGAAATTTTTCCTGCATCCGAAGTAGTAGCATTTGAATAAATCTGATTGTAGATAACCGGAGGAAGAGAATTTGTGCTTCCTGGGGTAAGCTTTCTGGCAGTTCCGTCGATAAGAACAATATAAACTTCCAAAGTTCCAACCGATTTTTCAACTGCTGCTTGTAGAGAGCTTATCTGGTCTTGAAGCTCCTGAATTTTTTGTAACAGACTTACTGGCTGTCCATTTGGACTAATAAATCCGCTCAGAACTGAAGCAGCATCTAGATAGTAAGTTGTAGACCCAACTGTTGTTTGTTTAGCCAAAAGTCCGTTTATCCCCAGAGATTGAAGATTTTGTTGGACCGCTAGGACTGCCGCATCGGAAGCATTTGAAACTGCCGAGGTTGCAGATGATTGTACAGTCAAATCTGCAGGGAAGATAACGATCGCACTCTCTGAAAATTCAGAAGACAAAGGATTCTGTGGCCATCCAGCTTCAGAAAGAGATTTTATTCTAATCTCAACTTTTTCCCCCTTGGTGATAGGAATATCCAATTGATTAATATTTGGAACGTTAGCATCTGCAGTAGCTTCCGGAGCCCAAACATAAACCCCTTTATTAGCATCATAGACTTTCTTTCTAACTTCCGTTTTATATTCATTCCAATCGCTAAATGCTCCGGTCTTTGTTTGACCATTATTATCTACGTAAGGGGTTTGAACTATAGGATTAGCAGCTCCGCTTTCGCTCAGATATCTATACTGAACTACGAACTGAACAACCTGCTGGGGTCCTGTTTTAGTGCTAAGTGCAGGATCAGGGATCGCCCAGAATCCTCTAACTCTATACTTTGGGGCTTCAAAAAGAGTTGGATTAGACTCGGTTAGAGTTGTAATGTCTTGAATAAGAGAAGAAAGAAGCTGTTGCTTTTGAACTCTTTGTTGGGTTAAACTGTCTATTTTTGCTTGCAAAGTGCTAGACTCCGTCACAGGAGGAGTAGTACTTACAACATTAGAAAGAGAGGCTGTGCTAATCGAAGATGTTGTAATCTGAGACTGTGCAGATCTAGTCTGAGCAATTGCAACATCAAGCTGATTAATTTCAGACTGAAGAGCAGATTTAGAAGCAATCTTCTGATCTAGGGTTGCCTTTGCAGTCCCAGCAGTTAGCTGTTGATTTACTTGAACAACCTTAAAATTAGTTGCTGATAACACCGGAGGATTAGGAACTAGCCCTTCGTATGCAGGAACCATTTTTTCCTTGGCTGCACCTAAGAACATCTGGCCAAGATCTGAAACTGAACTTAGGTAATATTGCTCTAGAGTTTGAATCCCCGCCGTTGTGTTAATCAAAAGTTGATTACTGAAGAAAACTATCCCAGTAGACCAAGTGCTAGAAACAATATTAAAGTTATCATCAACTTTTTTGAAGAAGATTCCTTGTCTCTCGTTATATCCAATATTTACCTGAATGAATCTCTGTCCAAGATTGGAACTGGAGAAAGATAGGGTATCAGGTCCAATTTGAACTGGCTGATATCCATTTATTCTCCTAAGTTGAACTGTTGTAGAATTGACATTAACAGAAACAACCTGATATGTTGATCCATCTTTAGTTAAAAGATAATCATTTACTGCAACGGTCTTTCCATCAATAACACCTGATGTAGTATCAGTATAGTTTAACGTGTCAAGTCTGTAGTTTCTTCTAGTTTCTTGAACTGTCTGGTTGTTTGCATCTGTTGTCGAAACGACATCGTCAAAGATTTGGAGAACACTAAAATTTCCAACATAAACTATAGATCTTAGAGGAAGAGGAATGGTGTCCTCGTCAGTAAAATAAGAAATTCCTGCGTCAGTTAGAGCAGCAAGATACTGGGTCTCTGTTATATCGTTTCTTCCCCTTAGATTCTGGTCAAAAAAGATTTTTTGTTCATCTGTTACCGTATTGGCAATTAACCTTTTAACCACAATTCTATCGGCGGAATCTGGGATTTGCCCGGTTACATCGATGTTGATGTAAAGAAGAGGGGTTAAAAAATTCTCAAAAAACCAGTTGTCTTTAACTGCAAAAGTGCTAGGAACTGGAAGTCCAACCATCGGAGCAGGGTCCCTAAGGGGTTCTGCTTTAAAGATCGGTGAGTATGTTCCATCGGGATTTCTAATTGTAGAGAAGTTATTCCCTAGACCTGCCAGAGCTTCTATGTTGCTATCAAGTCTTTGAATTTGGGCTCTTAGGTATCCATATGCTGGAATACTAGCTGTGCTTGGAAATCCGAACTCGTCCAGAAGTTGAATTTCCACATTGTCGTTGGTGGAAGTTGCAACCTGGTTAAGGCCATTAATGATTTCTAAAGCATTCTTCTGGAGCCTTAAAAACTGAGCTACTAAAGAACTTATAGAATTTTGTGTATACATCTTTTACTTTGGAATTTTAAGAATTATTTGTTAAGCTACTACCTATCATATCAACCTGGAAGGTTAAGTTTTCAGAATTTATACAAACAATATCAATCACTGGTTTATAATCTTGTGCAGCAAACTGAGAATCCACTAGAGAAACTATTACGGTTGAATATGGAACTCTCGAAGGTGAAGACAAAGGATATAGTCCAGTGGAGTTTGTTAGGAAGGTAACGCTATAGTCTCCGGGGATAATCTGATCTCCGAAAGAGAATCTATAAACTTGTCCTCTTCTCCATTGAACATCGGTGTCTTTTAGTCTGATCACCAAATCTGAATTTAGAGTAATTGGGGTTCCGTTATTAATGTGCTTGGTGTAGTTTCCGTAAGGTCTTAGATTTATAACATTGGAGGAAGTTGTGGAGAGAGTGACAACCCCTTCATCGTTTCCGATATTGTAGTCCTGGCTGTCATTGATAATTATCAGTTCGTTTGGGATGCTTCTATCTACAATTATACCGGGGCCCTGTTTAACTAGATTTAGATTGTAAGAGATTTCAACGCTTGTCTCTCCGTTAATCAAAGCTCTAATCAGTTCATAGTTCTGATTGATCAGACCCATAATTCCCTGGGTATTGTTAAAGATTGCTTGGTTAGCTGCTAAAGAAGATTCTATGCCATTGATTCTTCGGTCTAAGTTGAAAACTGTATCTGACGTGAAAGCAAGATTTTCTAGATTGTTAACCCTCTGTTCCAGAGTAGCATAAATAGATGCTGTGTTGTTCAGAGTCGCAGAAGCATCCTGCAAAACGTTCATGGAGTCCATAAACATGCTCAGAGAGAAAGGAGAATAGTCGTTGATTGCCTGTTCTACCCCCGTCTGATCTATATCTACGTCAAACTTAAGATTTATCTTGAATCCGTATGAGTTACCGTTTAGTTTGGTAACGATATTTGGCTTGTATTTCTGAAGGGTTGGAATCCCGTAAATGCTAGCACCTTGGTCTTGGATGTCATCTAGGAATAGAACTCCATATAAATTCGTAGCAGAATCCGCAGGAATTGCTGGGTCATACACATCATAATAGATTAGGACCGCGTTAAATTCAAAATCTTGAGCTGCCGAAGTTGAATTGAATTCCTCTATTGTAGAAATTGACGGATCAGAAACAATCTGCTGATAAGAATCTGGATCGAAATCAATTCCGACAGAATCTAGCTTAGTTCTAACGTAAGTCTGAGAACTAGCATCGAATGTCTTAGTAAGAATATATGCAGTTGGGTCAGTAAAAGTAGAATCTGTGAAATATGTATTTGCAAGTGCTCTCGGGGAATACCAGTTTCCCGCTCCGGTAGATCCATCATATGTCCAAGTATAAGAAGCAGTAGGAGCTCCAATAACATCATCATCAAAGATTGCTAGATTGGTTAGTCCGCTTGGGTTTAATTCATCATATGCTCTTCCTTGGAGATATTCATCGTTAAGAGGATCTGCTGGGTTATTTGTCCAGGAATAGTCGGGATAGTAGTTGATGTCCAAGTTATTCTTAAAAAGAACCGTAGGGGTATTTCCGTCTTTAGTTGGAACATAAACATAGACCTCGGAATAAGTGTTGTTGTTATTTTTAACCGAATTTACAATATCTAGATTCCCAATGTATTGTACAACTCTATTATAAGTTGACCCGGTAAGTCCATAAGATCCGGTAGTCCCTGCAACAGGATCCCCTTCCACCCATCTGATCTCATTAACAGGAAGGTCATCTACTATAGTGACGTTGGTCTGGTTTAGCAATGATGAAACCTGGGTTGAATTTGCTTGCTGATATCTAATTCCTCCTATCTCCTTCAGCCATTTGAAGAAAACTCTTTCCGCCACTGTCTGTTTAAGAGAAGAATCATAGTCAGTTGCACTTAGAATGGTGGACTCGAGGTTTAAGCAATAGCTTTGAAAACTCTGAGAAAAATTTATGTTCTGGTTTGAGGTGATTATTTGATCTGCTCCACTTGCATAGTCGATAAAAGCACTATCAGGAGCATTCAACTTAAGTGAATTTCCTAAAGGATCTCCGTTGTTGATTGGAGGGATATTAAGAAGAGCAAACTTAGAGAACTTAAATTTGTTGACTGAGTTATTAAAGGTGAAAGATAAATCCTCGGCAGAAGAGGAGAAGGAATAAAATGTTCCTCCTTGTACCTGCAGTGGTCTTATAAAAGGGGTTGTAGCCATCTATAGCTTTTTAGTTTTATATTGTTACGTTAGTTCCGGAAAGAACGATCCAAGATCCCGCTTGAGTTGTTTGGCCTTGAGCAACTCTTGGCTCCCACTGAAGGTGAACTGCAGCTTGATATTGGCTATTTTGATTTACTACAATCCCACCTGTTGCATAGTTTCCATAAGTTGTAGTTGTATTAAATCCAGTATAGTAGGTGGTTGAAGACCCTTGGATACCCGTGTAGATATAACCAGTAGATCCGCTTGTGTTAACGATTCTAAGTCTAAATCCTGCGGGAAGATTAGCAGCTGTTCCTCCACTTCCTCCTACTACGGACATATAGAATCCAGTAGGACCACAGTTTGCATAAATAACATCCTCTAGTCCAGTAATAGCATAAGGAGAATCAATAGAAGTTAAATATCCTCCACCACCTAGAGTTGTGGAAGAAGGGAAAGCTTGACCTGCAGTAGCTCCAGAAACATAAGTTGTGTTCGTGCTAGTCATATTTCCCAAAGGACCTAGAACTACTGATCCGTTTAGATTGGCTGTTCCGTTGAATGAAGCAGTAGCTCCAAATGTAGAAATTCCAGTTTGAGCAAGAGTCCCATTAATTGTAGTTAGGCCGCTTGAGGTAAACGTAGTTGTACTAACATCTGTGAAAGATCCCGCTCCACTAGCCAGGATTCTAGCAGTAAAAGATCCAGAAGCTGGAACTTGAATCTGGTTGAAATATCCTGTTTTAGCATAAATAGATCCGGTTGTAGCATTCGAAAGATTCAAAATACCATTATTGGTGTCGATTCCAAAAGTGCTTACATACCCATTAATCCAGTTTTCTAGAATAAGGAAATTAGAGTTGATAGTTATTCTGGATGCCGAGATGGAATCTGATCCTAGAATTGATGTTGTGCTTACTGTTGCCATTTTTTTATTTTATTTGTTTCTGGTGTTATATTTTATACTTCTTATATATCAATGATCAAATTGAGACTAAAAATTTAATTACGGAAGTGAGGTAAATATATAAGAGGAGACTTACAACAATGGATCAAAACAATACACAAGAAGCAAGGAAAAAAAACTCGGAGAGAAGAAAGCCAAAAAATGAGATTACTTTTTCCCTTTCTCTCAACGACGAACAAAAAGCTGCTAAAGCTCTAGTTCTTGAAAACGAGATTACTCTATTAAAAGGGCAAGCAGGATCAGGTAAAACTCTATTAGCCTGCCAGATCGCTCTAGACATGTTCTTCAACAGAAAAATTGAAAAAATCATTATCACCAGACCTGTTGTTGATGCAGCAAATCCTATGGGATTTCTACCTGGGGACATCAAAGCCAAGATGGACCCATGGTTGGCTCCAATCTACGCCAATCTCTACATGCTATACAACAAAGCTGCAGTAGATAAGATGATTGAAAACCAAGACATTGAAATCATCCCATTTACTTTCGTTAGAGGTAGAACTTTCGTAGATGCCTGTGTTATTGTGGACGAATGCCAGAACGTTAGCACTAAGCAAACGGAAATGATCATTGGAAGACTCGGGATAAACTCTAAAATGATGTTCTGTGGAGACACTTCTCAGATAGATTTAAAAACCAAGAAAGAATCCGGGATCGACTTCTTTAAAATTCTAGAAGCAAGGGTTCCCGGGGTTAAGGTAATTACTCTGCTAAAGAACCACAGAAATCCTATCGTCCCACTAATTCTAAAAGTTTACGAGGAATACGAAAGTTAATTCCCACTAAATGTGTCGTATGGGTCATCTGGTACAACCAGTCCAGATCCAAATGGCGGTCTAGTATCTTTCAGAATCTGAGCCTGCTGTTCAAGTAAGCTCTTACTTAATCTATATGAAGAATTTTTCTCTAGTGGAATTTCTGGAGGATATCCATAATCCACTGAATTTACAAATTCTGGGTTCGGATCCGATGCAGAAGCAACCGACTGATTAACAACCTTAATGAATGCGGGCTTTGTAATCAAATATACGTTTCCAGCAGAGTCTTCCACTGAATTTTGAATGGTATAATATCCAGCTTCTGTAAAAGTGTAAATGAAATAAGGAATAGATTTAACGTCTAGAATTACAGTGTCACTCTTTGCATCCTTTAAAATCCATCTATTGTTTTGCTTTCCAAATATCTGAGATGCATAGTTGCTAAAGAAGACGGTCGAAAGCATCGGAACTAGAAGGTCTCCTTCTGAATTGCTCACGTCTGCCCACGTCCAAGCTCCTGATCCCGCACGGGAAATAATGTTTCCTAGATCTATCCCTGTTCCAGGAATGTATTGAGGAATCAATGCAGTGAAAGAATTGTCTATTGTGGATAAAGCAACAGGAAGAGCTGTGGGCCCGGTTGATCCTATTCTATATCCTCCTGTCAAGAGATTATCCTCCCTGTCAAGAGAAAGTCTGATATGACCGGTCCCTCCGACATAAATAGATCCGTTTAATCCGCCGCTAGGATTAACCTTATAGATATTATTAGAAGCAGTTCCTCCTTGTGAGAAGAAAGAATAAAATCTCTGTCTTTCTCTTCCCACTTCAAGATCGTCCATTCCCAAAGAAGTAGAATTTAGATCCACAGGGAGAACTTTATTTGAGTAGATTTGAGTCAAAGACTCGGAAGGGGTAATCTCAGCAGTTAAAATGCTGTATCCATTATAATCAACTTCTTCTGAGATTGAATAAGACCCAAAAGACCCAGTTCCAGAATAGAAAGTAGCCCAGTAATATTTTCCATCTAAATAAGCAGAATCAATTCCTTGATACTGATCTACGGGAGCACTATTGGTCTGAATAAAATTATAGGAACTAAGAGAGGGGGTGTAGCTAGAAACCAAATAGAAAGGAGAATTTGATCCTGTTGTTCCACCGATCAAAGTAGATCCTATAAAGTTAAAAGAATACGTATCCGAGGTTCCGGTAATCAAATAAGTTAAAGTTCCTTGATCCTTCTGAACAGAATTAAATATTACATTTCCACCTGTTCCTGAGGTGACTTGAGTCTTTAGCAATTCCAATTCAGTCCCAAGAGAAATCCAAAATCCTCCCTTTAAATAAGAAGGTCCGGTAGGGCAAGAGGAGAACAGAAATCCGGAGGTAGACGGAAGATCTAAATCTCTCCCATAATCGTCCTTGTATGTTGAAATTCCTCCCTCCAAAGTTCCAACTATTTCAACTTCATAGTCAGAAACAGAAAGAGAAAGAGTTGAGCCGTATAATATTGTGTCTATTGAAGTGGAAGAAGAATTTGGGTTATATCCAGAGCTAGCTCCAGGGAATATTCTAAAATCCTTAACTCTGTATGAAGATCCAAGAGCACCCGTCACGCCAAAGTTTATTCCTCCATAGGAAGACTCACTTCCTATGTTCTTATCAATTTCCATTAAGAAAATAGATGTCTTGAGATCGTTAACAACCGAAGTATCTGGGACGAATGGACCAGTGGCTGGGATAGCTTGTGTTCCGTCGTAGATCCAAGGGTAAGTGTATGGACTTCCTGTTATTCCTGGGGTTTGGATGTTAGAGAATCCGATAGGGCCACCAGTTGGTCCTGTCATACCTCCTGCTCCCGGATATGTCGAAGAGTAAATTAATCCTCCAATCTCAATGTATCCCTTGTAAGTTCCTAGAACATATAGAGATTTTTCGTCGGTCGAGGTCTGAACATCATGAACTTCAGTTTCTAAACCTCTAATGGTCAGAACGTCTTGAACTTGTCCAGCTTTATTATAGTAGGAGACAAATCCGAAAGACTGACCTGCCCAAGGCTGATAAAAAGAATATGTTGGGTTTGGGTTAGAAACTATAAGGTCTTCCAGATTATTTTTTAACCCAAAGTAGACGCTTTGATCTGTGCTATATCCTCCGAAGACATATTTTTCATCTATGTATGCTGTAGAAGTAATTTTAACATCTCCGGTTCCCCCGGTTATTCCATCTACCCAGGTAGCATCCTGTAAGGACTGGGCAGTTTGGACTGCGTCAAAATTAGGGATTCTACCCAGGTTCCAATAGTCTTGTTCACCCGCTCTTCCATCTGCAATTGCTTTCAAATTAGCTTCCAGGAATAAATTTCTTGGATCTAACCCGGGATGCTTATACTGAAGATATGAACTCTGATAGTTTCTCCAGGAAGGATAAGTCCAAGTGTATTTGTTTGCCTTGGGAAGCTTAGCTTCGTCTGTGGGGAGGGCTTCTGTGGTTGGGGTATAGTCTACAAAATTCCATCCGGTAGTTCCTGCATATTTAGAAGTGGCATAGATGTGGGGAATTGTATAGTCGAAGAATCCAATGTTATTCCCGGAAACTAGGATGATGTCGTTTGGATAGAGGACAGTTCCGTTATTAGAGGATTTATCTCCGACCAGCATGATTGAATATACATCATCGCTTGGAAGGCTCGAGTTAGAAGAATTGTAGTTGGTTAGAGTGTCCCCATTAAAATAGTAAAAACCAGTTCCTTCTCCCTTTTCAGGATTCCCTGCAGTAAAAAAGACGTGTCCGTTTGGTCTGCTTTGGACCATCATAATCTCATTAGACAGTAGCCCGGTGAGAGAAGAAGAATCCCAAACATAAAATTTACTTCCATCCCAATATGCTAACCCTGAATCTGTACCAATCCATAGGTGGCCATTCTCGTCAAAATCTAGAGAGTAAATGGTATCAGAAGGGAGTGAAGTGTTTTTGCTGTTCCAGATGTTAGCCTGTTCAACATAAGGTTGTCCACCTAGGAAACTAGAAACTTCCAGAGTTCCGGGAGGAATAATATAAATTCCCTGCGGCGTAGCTAAATAATATTCATATGTAGATCCCAGAATTCCCTTTGCCTTGATGTCATAAATGTGGGGCCAAATGAAATTTTCGGCTGGTTCGGTCCAAGTAGTTAAGATCTTGTTGTAGACATAAAGACTTCCTCCGGTTACCCCATAAACTCCAACTGGTCCAGTTCCAGATCCTCCATTCAAAGAGGATATGAATGCTAAAACCTCTTCCCCATAAGGTGAAGCATAGATGGTGGGAACATCAACCGCTAGTCCAGTTGCCCCTATAATATCAAAAGGAGTCCAGCTTTGGCCCGTTGCAGCATATGGTCCTTGAACGTTGAAAATCAAGGAGCTTGGAAGTGTCGGTATGTATGCACAGCCAACCCATTTGGTGTTGTCCTCGTCTATAGAAATACTTCTAGTGTCAAGATAGTATGGATTGTTGCTGGGGACAGCAGAATTTAGGTAGTCATAATATGTTAAAATTGTCCCGTCAAATTTGCTGAGATCTCTTCCTACGGCCCAAACATTGTTGAACCCGTCTAGTTGTGCTTGATTTATATACGCTCCGGTAGATGGCATTTGTCTTATTTATCTTTTATGGGTATCCCACTGTTCCTCCTAGGGTAAAACTATTATATGCTCCTGGACCAGCCCCTACAATTGATGTAAGAATAGTAGAAGCAAGGCCACTACATGTTTCAGTAGATCCTTGAGCATTGTTAGTATCTGCAGCAAATGGAGCAAACGGTATATTTGGTGTGTATGAGCTAGAGAGAGACGCTGAGTTATCGCTAATGGTAACGGATTGAACCAAAGTATTGTTCAAGATTCTTAAAATAACTCCGTTATAGTTGGTGGGATTATAAGAAGCTCCAGAAGGTCCGTTGTAGCTGCAATTAAATTGAGGTCCTGCTACAAAATCAATAAATCCAGTTCCTCCTGGAATAGAAGCATTGATTGCATTGTTTAAATATTGAACAAACCCGGGACCATTGGAGTTGTTTTGAGCAACTAGGAAATTTCCACTCGTGAGAGGATCATTACCGGTTAACCCGATTAGACCAATTTCTGCAGTTGCACCATATGGAACTGCTGCAACGACTGCAGTGATATAAACAGTATATCGAGGACTTGGAGGTGCTCCTAGAAGACTCTGAAGATAAGCAGGTGAATAAATCATTGGATTTTCACCAGAAGCTCCCATGCCCAATGGATCTATATAAGACATCCCGGTTAGTCCAGGAGGAAAGTTATATTGAGTCGTATTTACATATTGGAGATTTCCACTATGCAGAGATTTATATGGGTTACTAAGCATCGTGTTAAACAACTGGATGCTGTAGTTGTTATTATTGTAAAGTCCTTCTAAGAAGTCAGACTCATCTGCAAGAAAAAATTCTGGAGATTGATTCTGGATGACATAGAGCCCAGTTCCTATTGCGGCATTAACAGGTACGGAAGAGTAGTCGGTATAAAGAGATCCGTCTATCACGATAAATCCAGGAATTATATCCATAAACATCTGGATATTCCAAAGTCCTGTGAGAATCATCACCTGTCCACTCTCATTCGTCGAATGGAAATACTCGTTAGTTGTATTCGAAAGCCCTCTAAATCTAAAATCGGTTTTAACTAACCAGTGATCTACTGGATATCCAAAATCTATGCTGGAAATAGGATTGTTAGGGGGAACGATAGAAAGAGGAACGCTGCCGATAAACCCGGTAGTTACAATAGAACTGGCAGGCCCAGTAGCATTCATAAATAGGATTTCCGAAGGGCCAAGTTTTTCAACTTGAACAACTGCAGATGATGAAGTTGGGTTGAATCCATTGCTTGCAGTTAAATTTATGATTCCATCATAAATTGATCCAGGAGAGCCCGAATAAGTTCCAGTAAGAGTATACCAATCAATGTATCCGGTAACTCCAACATTTTGAGTTCCTGCCGTCACCCCATACGGAAGTGTCCAAAGCCAGCTAATTGCAGGATAAGGATCTCCTACGCTCGCATCGTCGAGCTGATAAGTTTCGTTCATCCTAACCTTAGAAGGGGTAGGACCGGAAATCCCACCAATTAAGCTACTTGCAGCAACTTCAATCAAACTGGGTTCAACCAAAGTTTTTGTTGTCCCATAGATGTCAGTTGCCGTCAATGAGGCGGTGTAAAATCCAGGAACGTTATAAAGAACTGTTTCTGTGGATGCAGTTCCGCTAGAAGGTATTCCTCCAGCGAAAGCCCAAGATAGAGTAAAAGGACTTGCTCCTGTAGTAGTGTCTGTGTAAACTACCGATTGATACTGATATATTTTTAAAGGTATTGACATTTCTTCTATTTATTAAGGTCCAGTTGCATATGTGAAAGAAACTACCAGTTCGGGTGCAGATCCCGGAATAGTTGGAGGAACTGTAAATGGCCCAGATGTTGCTCCAACAAAAGAAAACGAGGTCTCAATTGGTCCATCTGTAGTTAAAAGATCCCCATATCCGTAAGGAATTACTTGATAGTAGAAATTGGAGATGTGAGGTTCTGTAGACTCGTTCAATTCCGAAGCTGCCCCCGAGAGTGTAATGTATCCAGTTGGTCCGGTAACTCCCCCGGTTGCACTGAAAGTAACCCCAACTGGGAAAGGATAAGTCTCATTTCCCGTGCTAACTTTGATGTTATCTCCAACTTTAGCACTATGGATTTCAAATCCTCCTAGCCATCCATTATCATACTCGAAGTCATACCATCCGTGAGCATAAGCTTGATCCCAAGTCGAAGTTGGTATCGAATCCCAGTTTAGAGTAAGATAACCCCAATATCTAAGATTTTCATCCGGGAATGATCCGTAATTTTGGTTCCAAGAAATGTATCCACTAGACTCGGTTGCCCCTCCGGAAAGGGTTGGGTCGATAGAAACAATCTCCAAAGCTCCAGTAACTACTGCAGTTAGGATGTCTCCATTTCCTATATTTCCAGAATCTGTATTAGCAAGAATATTGATAGTAGCTGGGATAGAATTTGGCCCAGTGACTCCGGCAATATAGTCGGGCTGGGTATAAACTGAATTTACAACCTCCACTATTGAGTTTACTGTTGATTGAAGAGATTCCCCGGCTGAAGTTGCTCCGATGGATCTCCCGTTAACCCGAATGTCTATATCTCCACCCCCAGTAACTGTCTGGTTTGGATAGTAGGTTGATACAATATAAAGGATAGTATTTCCCCCAGTAGATCCAATACCTGCGCTAAATGCAGTGTTTGCAGAATCTGTCGCTAAAGGAACTGGGATCTGGAAAGAATTCCCGGTTGCTCCATCTGGTATAGTCACATACCAGGCTCCGTTGATCTGAGGTGATGAATTTCTAATGAAAATCTTAGCCCCTTCTACAAATCCGTGGTCTTGATCTGTAAAGATCGTGACATAATTGTATTGATTTCCAGAAATCTTAGTTGAATAAGCCTGAGTGATGTTGTAAAGATTCTGGGAAAGAACTATATTTCCAGAAGCTCCGATCGGGAGATCTGAAACCCTTACGAGCATGTCCTGAGTTCCTTGAACATTGTTTCCGTAAGTAGAAAACTCTATAATTTCGGGAGGAAGCTGTTTTAATAATTGGTCGTAAGTTTTTCCTTCTGCCGGGTATTCCCAGATCGAGTTATAAGAATTCCAGTCTCTAACTGTCTGATTCCAGGAGTAGTATTCATTTTCTCTATATCTAGACCAAGCATCCAGCTGGATTTCTACTGGATCGACTTTAATCAAAGACTTCTTAATGACATTCGCTCTAAAGTTATAAGAGTCATAGATGTTACAAGTGACCGTATATTCTCCTACATAAGGAAGGAAGTGGGCAAGCTTGTAGTAGTCCATGATAGCTCCTCTATACTCAAAGTAGTAAGGACTTCCTGGTTGGGTTGCTGGTTTTTCTACTATCCATTCAACTTCATTATAATTCGAGAAATTGATATTCGCCCAGGTTAGAAGCTGCATCTCCTGGATAGCAGAAGTTAATAGATTTACCGTTAGATTCGTATTTGTTAGAGTCGAAGAAAGCTTAACGGTATAGGTCTGAGTATCATAGAAAGTATTTACAATCTGTCCCCCGCCACCTCCGGTAGTTCCTGTCCATCCGGTAACTCCAGTTGGCCCAGTTGGTCCATAAAAAGGGCCATAAGGATCCTGGAAAGTTTTGATGTCAACTAGATCCCCAACTTTAAATTCTGGGAGATTCAAAGAAGACCAACTAACCCCCATTTCATCCCAGATCCAGTCATCTAGAATAGTTTCTAGAATGATAGGCATTCCTATTGGGTTTTGGTATGGCTGACCAGTTGCAGGGTCAATAAATTCTACCGGATCCGTTGTTCCATCCCCTAGAGATTTAATCTGCCCATTTTCTTTTAGATAATAGAAATTAGAGATTGCAGTCTGCATGGCAGTATTCTGACCTGGGGTATAGATCTGGCTGGACTCTAATGGTAGGGATATGTTTCCTAAGTCAGAAGCTGGTGCATCGATAATATTGATAGACCCTTTCAAGTAAGGGGTGACATTCGAATAATAATAGATTGTTGGCTGTTCCTGTGGATTGACGTTGATTGTAACTGCACCTCCAGTTCCCCCACTCGCTCCATTATTAGTAACACCCAAAGGATCAACTTGACTATATGAAGGGCTGGTAGTTAGATAAAAATTATACCCAATTGTAGTTAGATCAAAGTTATAGGATTTCCCCTTCTGAAGAGTCAAAGTTGGATTGAACCCATTAGAAACGATCCCGGTTGCCCCAGTAAATATAAAAGCATTTCCGCTTGCCCCTGTAACTCCGACATTATAAGTAAAGTCGTCATAATAGTTCATCGGGGTCTGGATTGCATTTGGATAAGTTCTAAGGCCAAAAGCTCTTAGATCCTCAATAAATCCCTTCGGTGGGTTGGATTTGACATCAAAGTAGAATCCCGAGTCGATGTCGGTTCTTTCCATTGTGTCGGTCCAGGATTTTGTATTATAAACTTCAAAGTAAACTCCCTCCCCTGTAATGTCTACGATTTTTGCATTTAGAGGAAGATAAGTGAGTTTAAGTCTTTGCTTTAAAGCAAATAGTTTTGTTAGGATTTCCTCCTGACTAAAGAGGAAAGATTCCTCAACTATAGGATACCCATATTCATCCTCAATAGCAGAAGCTCTGTTGATGTCATAGTAAAGGCCAAATAGTGAAGTCTTTTTATAAGTTTTGCTAGGAATTAGAGTGTCTTCTCCGGAAACATCCAGAACATAGTTTCCATCCCCATCTGGTCCGTAAGTCTGCTCAAGTCTATATTTTCCACTGTTCTCATTATCTAGAAGATCTGCAATCAAGAAGGACTGATTTACCATAAAACTTTGGTCGTACTTGTCCAAGAACATTTGGTTTTCTAGAAGAGGACTAACTTTTACTTTTTGATAAGCAAGATTTAACCAGTATTCCTTAATCCTAAGATCTTGGTATCCGAAGAACTGAAGTGCTCCAATAAGTCCTTTATAAGCTCCAATATATGGGAATATTTCCTCCCCAGCAACCATCAGCTCTTTTCTCTTCTCGTTGATCTCTACCCAGTTTGGAAAGGGTTCATATGGGTTGTGCTGACGAAGAATCGTAGAATCTGACTGATAGAATGCTCTTCCCAAGTTTGCGGTCAAAACATCTAATCTGGAGTCTTCCCCGATAATCTGACCATAGAATAGAATTTCTACAATCTTCTCGGGGGTTCCTGAAGTTATATCTTCTACTATTAGTCTTCTTTCATAAACTTCTGCAGCAATATCTGGAGCATTAAGAGCAACGTTGATTGATAGAGCAGTCGAATCTACCGATGGGGTTTGGACGTATCCAGGATAGGCAATAGAATAAAAGTCTGCTGAAGTCCCTCCGACAGGGATTGCAATATTCTGATAGTTGACAATCGCAGGTTCTCCTGCAATGTCTGGGTCATTCTGGGTTATCTGATAGGTGAAAATTATATCACTAACATCTGTATTCCCGTAGGTATCATTTTCCCATCTGGTTCTCCAAAGAGGGGTTCCTGCGGTGGGGCCTGTTGCATTTGTATGCGGGTATCCAAGTTCACCTGTTCCCCCAACGACAAACTGCTGAACTATAAATATCTGTTGGTTCTCATAAAGACCTGCAGAAACTGGGTCAAAGTACATCTCACCATAGAAATATCCGCCAGGAAGATTCTGGTAGACAGTGGTCATAGTGATGTTGTTCTGATTAGAAATAATCGTAGAACCAAGCACTTTAGAAATAGAAAGAGTTATCGTAGTTCCTGAAATAGAAACGTCCGTAACATTAAAACTTAAATTTTGAGCAGGGTAAACAGACAGATTAACTCTAATCTTCGCCCCGTCTACTATCGAATCAAGAACAGAATTAGCCCACGAAACTGAACTAGATCCGTTCCTATCTATAGTGTTAATGTAGATTTTAGGATCAACTGCATCCGCATCAACAAAGGACATATACCCTTGAGCAGGTGTAGTTCCGGAATTAATCGAAAAATAAGCGAAACTACTGTCCAGAACAGAAGAACCGGTCGGTCCAATATACTGAAAATTTAAAGGATCCCCCTGTTTATCAAAAAATCTTAAGTGTAGATTAGCCATCTTTAGAAAACTCTTCTGTTATTAAAGGGAACTGTATAGTTAAAATAGTTTTTTATTTCTTTTACTGTTTCAATTAGAGCAAAAACTACCCTCTGGAATTTATCCAAGATTGGAATTTTTTGTGGATTTGCGTAAATCAAATTAGAGAGAGTTCTAGGAAAAATCTGTTCCTTATAATCAAATCCGGTGTAAGCATTATCATTAATAGAATCTGTTACGTCAAAGACATTTTCTGTCTGATCAAATAGATAATATCTTCTCTTCATATCCCCCTTTGGCATTTGATTCATAATGTCAATGTACTCCTGATTGGTTTGACATGGAGCGTATGTGTAATTTCCAGCGGAAGAGACTAGAATCATTCTATATCCGGTACAACCAAGATTGTAAGATCTAATCTCGGCTAAAGCTGCAGTCGAATAAGTGTCGGTAACAGTATCAAAGCTAGTAGTAAAAGTCTTATACTTTAACCCACTAGCAGTATTAGAAGTGGAGTTAGTAGAAGGGACTACTGGTAAATTGGTGTAGGCATTTTTACCGTTTGGTGGAAAATATGGGGAATAGTCTAGTGGCATATTGTTATTTATTTGCAGCTATTAATTGGGCCTTAGTTTCAGCGCTCAGTTCTGAGAGATAGTTAACAGGAACTATTCCTTTGATAGAGATGTTCAAAGCAGAAGGTTTTCCTGGGACTATTCCTACTTCATAGAAGTTTCCATATCTGTCGTTCCATCCTCCTCTAATAACTACCAGTTCTCCTCTTCCGATAATAATGTCTCCAAAATCGTCAAATCCAATATTAGTATTCAATTCACTGGTACTAACATTGGGGAGGACGTCAACAGTAGCATGGTAAGCTTCGTTTGCTTGTCCAACAAAATAAAAAGAAACAGAATCCACCCCAGGAATAGACTCTATTAAAGCAATCATATCGGACTTTGGAATTTTATCTCTTCTCTTCAGGTTTATAAAATATTCCGAAATTGTAGACTGAATTTGGTCTTTAATTATGTCGGGATCAAATCCTTCAAAAACAGTTATAATAGCATTTCCCACATATCTGGAAATTTTTGGCTCTACAATTTTAACAACAGTAGTGGCAATCATGGATCCAGAGTCTTCGATTAGATTTAGAATGGCAAGCTTTTGAGCTTGGGTAAGGAGGAAGGAAGATAGAGGAATGCTAAAGTAATCCTCATTTGATCCAAGACCTAAAGTCACGTCAGGAACCAAATAAAGATAAACCACGTTGTCGTCGTCTAAATATTCATCATCAAAGGTAGAGAACGCCTGGATCTGAGAGAAAATATTGAATCTCTGAAGATAAATTTCATAGTTTGCAGCATTTGCAAATACGAAAGCTCTACTCGTCTTTGGGGCTGCCAGTCTAGTAATGTTAATGGGTTCAGAATCTGCTCCGAATGAAGGATCTACAGTGTTAACTATCTGAAGGAAGTCGTTTAGATTTACTTCGCTACCAAATAGATCTGTTCCTTGATCCAAAAATTTATAGGTGATTTTTGAAGTTGCAGTAGATCTAACATTTCCTAAGAAACCAGCAGTTAAAAGGTAGTTAACTTTGATGAATGCACCAGGCTGAGGAACTTTACCAAAATTGGAATTTCCAAAGTAAATATCAATCCCTTCGCTAATACCAGACTTGGAAAGATAACCTTCTCCTTCTAGAGGAATATCATAGAGAGAATCATATCTCTTCCATTTGTTATCGTTCACATAAACATCAACATAAAATTGATCAACATAAACACCCCCCTTTACTGGAACGTTAAAACTCTGAAGGGCATTTCCACTTCCTGTGAAAGTAGTCGTTGAAAAAGCACCTTGAACTATTTTAAATTTTGTTATATTATCTCTAACTAAAGGAATTTTTACCCTTGGCCCGTTAATCACTATCGTGTAGGCAAGTCCATTTTGTTGACACTGGATTCTAGTATTTTCCGGAATGATAACTGCTCCTCCGCCAACCTGTGCTGTTGTAGTCAGATTCCATGAAACTGCAATTTCTCCTTGAGCCGCCATAGATCTAGCAGGATCATATCCTGAGATTCTAGCTAAACTTCTAATTGAATAGTCCCTAGTTGCTTCATAGATGTTTAGTTCCGTAATGGAATCTTCGATAAAATAAAGTATAAGTTGAGACAAGTTCTCTAAAACGAATAGAATTTGTCCCCATGCAGATGCAGTAGTAAAGACATTCCTAGTCTGATTATAAGTCGTCTGTAAAAAATTATAGGTCGTGTTTAGAAGACCTCTAATTAGGATATTATTTTTCTGAAAAATATTATTCATTCCTATCTGTTATGTTACTTGAAGTGATATTGCTGGGCTCTGATTTGAGTATCCTGGAATAAAGAAGTATAGATTTGCTATATCTCTAAGTGTTCCTTGAAAAAATTCCAATTTAAAATATCCGCCTAGATCATAAAATAGGGGACAATAAGTTTGCAGCTGAAAATTTATTTCTTTCTGAATAGAAGTTTCAGAAAGTTCTAGGTTAAAAACTAAATCATCTAGACCGATCCCAAATCCAGGGTCACCTAAAACTTCCCCCTTATTTGTTAAAAGGAGCATTTTTATCTGACCTATACAAATTTCAATAGGATCAGTGGTCTCAAGAATGTCCTTCTTGTAACCATAATCGCCGGGATCCCTGTTGTAAATTTCTATCATTGGAAACTGTTAGTTTCCAATATATATCCATCGATAAAAGGATGGGAAAATAAAGACAATTAGTTCCACTGAAGGAAGTAAGATGGGGTGTTTTCCCCGTTGATCATTTCCATTACTTCTTGCATTTCAGCATCCCCCATTGCTTTTAGATCTGTTGAATTAACTTGGACCCCACCTGGAAGATTATAGTTGAAAGCACTAATAACTCTAGCCAAACTCTGCTTTGCTTTTGCTCTGCAGTATCTAGAGAAGAGTTCATCGTCAAAAAGTTCGTAATCTTCAATTGCAACAAAGCAACTAACTGCTACCGACTTAACATAGTTATTTGGACCTGTTCCAACGTTATTTGGCGAGCCTGCTGGGTTTCTACCTAAGATGGTAAGTTTTTTAGTGTTTTTGTTCCATCTGAAAGCAAATGTTTCTAGAAGATAGGCTTTAGCCAAATCAAAGTAAGAATACATTACTGTTCTATAAACCAAGTTATCCCCCATAAAAGGAGAAAGAAGTAACTCTGATCCCAGAAGTTTCGAGCTTCCAAAATCCCTATCTGGATTACCGGAAATCCCTGGATTGTTTGCTTCCCTAACATCAAAGACAGTTACAATTTTTTCAGGAAGTTGAATCTGTCTGGTTCTTAAAAATTCTGGGGTAGCAAAAAGGGTAGAACCAAGAACAAAAAATCTTTGCTCTACAGCATATTGATAGTTGTCGTACATCCAAGCTTTAGCCCGGTTGATGATCCTAATGATCTCTTGATCGTTAAGATTATATGGAAGTGAACAAGACGCAGATAAATCGTCTTTAATCTCTTGTATTAGTTCTGCTTCTGTCATGGTTAATATAATTTTTTATATGTCCAGTTTTGGTCTCTAAACTTTTGAGGTTTGAAATGAACATTGACGTCTTTTAATCTAGAATCTGCGATGAATCTTTCTCGTCTAACTTCTTCAAAGTCTTTTACTTTCTCAGTTTCTTCGGAAACTTTAGCATTTCTTCCAAGATCTGCTTTTCTTATCACACCACCTTTAATGTCACAATCTATGATTTTATCTTCACAGTCGATGTAACACTCGTCTAGATGATTAGAATAGTCCACAGAGGTGGATTTCACCTTACTATTAGAAACGGTATTTCCTGTGAAAAGTTGACATTCCTCTAGTTGAGAATTTTTAACTGAACATCCATATAGATTGCAGTTAAAAAGTTTAGATCCCTTAATGTCGCAGTCAAGAAGATCTATATCTGTAATGTAAGAAGCATCCCTGCATCTAGCATCCTTTAACTGGAATCTTCCGGTAGAAGTATCATAGTTGAAGAATCCGTGTCTAACTCCTCCTTCTACAATCAGATCGAAAATTTTCTCTCTGATCATCGGATAATATGTTTTGATGTTTTCTTCAAACCCCTTCAAATCGACCAAGAGATGAATGTCAGGATAGTGCATAAAGAATGCTCTAGGATCCGAGAAGCTCTTTACAACCTTAGAATATTCTCTCATCATTTGTTTTAGAGTTTCTAAATCTTTCTGAGAATATTGAGTTCTCCCACTAAGAATATTATAGAGGTGGATTATAACATAATCTATGATCTCTCTAATTTCTGTTATTTTCTTCTGATAGTCTCTTCCTCCTAGATATCTAATCTCAATGTATCCATCTTTTAGTTTTGTAAAGTTGGCTCCATAATATTTGTCATCTGGAAGTTTGAAAATCTTAGGGTCTATTGACACCAAATCTTCGATAGAGGTGAATCTGTTTCTCGGAACGATCTTTTTAATTGACTTAGCATAAACGTTGTTTGTTCTGTTTCCAAACTTGGAATAAATTACTCCTTCATCTAGACCAAGAATAAACTGAAGTTTGTCCAGATTTTCCATTCTTGTAACAACGTCCTTTCTCATCTTGTCAAAGCTAATTGAGAATTGAAAAGCACATTTATCGTTTGTCCATCCATTTTCGTCTATCCATCTTAGAACTCTGATAAGAACAGGCATTGCTTCTGCATATGGCATGGGACCTGTAATCAGCTCGTTCATTTTGCTCCCACCCGAATAATCAGGTTCAAGCTTAAAAGTATCCGAGTTAACAGGAATCTTAGAGTGGTACTTTGAGGATAGAATAATCTTTTTACCTAATAACTTTGATAAAGACTCCACGATTCTACCACGAACCATGTTGGAAAAGAATTCAAATTCAAATCCAATCACAGCTGCGTTTAAAGCATGTAGTTTATCAAAGTGATTTAGGTTATTGGACATCTACAGGTTTAGCGAATATTTTTCCCATTACTGGGTCAACTTCATAGATCAAGATTGCAATTCTGTCTCCAGGTTTAGCATTCTTTAAATCTGAAGTTAGTCTATCTTGCGGGATCATAGCCATCATTCCAGTTTCAGGAACTTCAACTAAGCATCCGTTTTTTCTCTTGTATTTGATGATTGCAGCCATCGTCTCAATTGTTCCGTTTTCTACTTGGTCTTTAATCTCATAGATTTTAACAGTCTTTTCGATGGGTGCTCCAAAAGTTAGAGTCAATTTGTTGTCTTCTTTAACTTCTTTAACGTAGAATTCTATATCGTCTCCAGGGTTAAATCCTTGAACAACCTGATCTTCAAATTCTGTCTTGTGGATAAGGCCGGTGTAAACGTCTTCCCACTCTACAAATAGACCGAATGGGGAAGAACCAGTTACGCATCCTTTGTATTTCCTGGTTAGATCAAGTTCTTGAATTTTTTGATCCATGATCTTACTAAGGTACTTCTTATAAGAAACTACGAATATGTCTTTTTGAGCAACATACCCATCAATCATAACATAGATCGTTTTTCCTAGATATGATTCGAAATCAGTAATCTTGTTTGCTGCTGCAAGAGACCCAGGAAGGAAACACTTAACGCCAGAGATATCAACTAAATATCCTCCTTTGTTGATCGATTCAACTCTTGCTGGGTAAGCAACAGAAGCCTCTTTAATCTGTGCAAAAAATTCTGCTTTTAGCCCCTGTACGTAGCATTCAACTACTGAACCATAGTAGGTTCCGTTTATTTCTCTAACAATTGCTTCAAATTCAGAGGAAACTTTAAAGTCGATCCCTTCGATTCCTAATCTAACCGCATCTTTTCTTTCTTTCTTTAGATCGATAAAAATGGTCTGACCTGAATCTGTGTAGCCAAGGGCGCTTGTCTCGTTCAAGTTGGAAATTCTAAATCTGTAGATTTTTCCTTCTTCTAGATCTTTAGAGAATTCTAGAGTTCCAGGATTAGTTCCGCAATATAGAGAATATAAGGCAGAAGCATATCCTTCGTGAGAATAAATCTTAATGTGATTAGGGGTTTTGATTGTTTTGTTTACTGTCAGTCCACTGGGGATTTCCCAGTTAAAAGTTTCTGTTTCTTCTTTTAGTAAAGAGATTTTTTCCATTATTTGTGTTGATTAAAAAGTGAGTCTGATTTATATATCTTCTCTCCTTCTGAAGTAATTTAATTTCCTTATGGTATAGCAGGAACAATCTCGATTTTAATTCCTGTCACTACACCATTAGCGTCTTTTACATTCTCTAATATTCTACCTGGCTGATTTTGTCTAGCCTGAACTATATTATTTGAAGTAACGATAGCATATCTTGGGTCAACAGACAATCGATACTCGCCGGTTTTAAGAGTAACCTGTGTTCCAGGAGGAGTTGGTGGAGGTGGTTGATCAACTTCAGACTCGCTAGGTCCGCTAATTCCAAGAGTTTTTTCTATGCTTAAAATTTGCTGGAGTGTGTTGGTAACAGAAGAAGGTAGAGCAAACTTAATCTTATCTGCAGCTATCAGCATATTAAGGAAAGCTGTTTTTATATTTCCAAGGGATCTTCTTATAGACTTAATAGTTTGATATAAAATTCCCAAATTAAAAATAGGGTTGGGCGCTGCTGCTCCAAGAGCTGCAGGCTGTAGAGAAGTTGTTGCTGCTAGGGTTATTGTTTTTGGTAACTCGGTCACTTCTTGTGAAATCACACCATAGTTAACTTCTATAACAGAGATCTGTTCTTGGATGAAGTCTCTCTGTGCTTCCACATACTTAGCAGCCATTTCATCCGCTTTTTTCAGAGCTTCATCTGTCTTCTTTTTTCTTCTTGCTTTCTTCTCCTCGTCAGTCTCTACAATTCCAGCATCTGCCTTTTCCTGCTCTTCTTTTGCTGCTTCCTGTTCCCCTAGAGTTTTATAGTAATCGATGGTATCTGCAAGATTCTGATCCAATTCTGCTAAATTTTTTGCAACTTCTTCCACACTCAAACCTGGTATCTGTGGACCAGAACTAGCTAGATCGGATATTAACTTTTTCTGGTCCTTAAGGGCCTTGATATATTCTGCTGTTACTGCCATATTTTTACTTTGTCTTAGTTACCAAGCTCAAAAGATTAGGGATCATGGGAACAACAGGGGGGCTTCCCGCTCCTGCATGGACGTGGGTATCAAAGAATTGCTTAAACGCATCTCCTCTAATAACAGCCTGCGTGGCCCCTTCTCCTAATTCTATATTGTTAGAGTTGATTATGACTTTGCTGTTCTCCATTTTAATTTGGTCCTTTCCCATTTCTATAACTATTCTTAAATTTCCTCCGTCTTGCGTGTCGAGTTGAATTTTAGCATCTCCTAGTGAAAGAACCATCCCTTTTTTCTTGGTGTAAAAAAGCTTTAGTGTACCAGGTTCGGCCTCAACGTCATACCAAATTGACTGTGCGCCCTCGTAGGAGTCAGAAATCTCTTCAAGAAGTGCCGAAGAAGACTCCTTTTCAAATTCATAAAAGCACTTATAATAGTTGGATCCATCAAACTGGACGTTTACTACTGCTCCAACTCTAGGAATACTAATATTTCCATTTCCTCTCGCAGAAGAAAAAGAAAGTCCCGATATTTGCTCAGCCCATGGGATGTCTTCAATTTCCAATTCGTCGAAAAATCCAAAAACTCTAATCCTTGCTCTCCCTTGCTTTAAAGGGTCGTTAATGTCTACTATTTCTCCAAGATGTACGTGAGGGTTACTCATATTCTTATTTGTTAGGAACTATTACACCGTTTACGGGGTTTAAAACTCCAATATCGCTTCCAGAGTCAGGGGATGGGCCATTAGTCGTTCCCAGACTTATATTAAACTTATCTTCTCCTTTTGTGTTTCCTAAATCTACTGGAGCCATTGGGGTAAAGTCTCCGCTAGTGGGAGGATACACTTTCCCAATTTCACCTCTTTGATATGTAGGAGATATTGAATTGTATACAGGAGAAGGAGGACTATCAAATACGTTAGAAGGGGATCTCAACTCTCCGCCCGGTGCAACAACTTTTTGCTCCGTCGCATAAACTCTTCCGATATTCTGATCTGCAAAAATATTAGTTCCAGGGTCAGGATAAAAATCCCCAGTCGGAATAGGATAAACCCTATCGGGGACTCCTAGATCCCCACCAGGAACACTTGCATATTCGTCTATTCTGTCCGCCTTGTACATTCTATCTGGAACTCCAAGATCAGATCCCGGAACATTGGAATAAGCATCTCCTCCTGGGATAGGGTAAACTCTGTCTGGAGCCCCAAGATCAGATCCAGGAACATTAAAATATGCATCTCCGGTCGGAATAGGATAAACCCTATCCGGAACTCCGAGGTCTTTTCCTGGGACATCCGGGTATGCATCCCCACCAGGCACAGGATAAACTCTGTCTGGGACACCTAGATCTCCACCGGGAACATCTGGGTATGCATCTCCTGTTGGTATTGGATAAACTCTGTCTGGGACACCTAGATCCCCGCCAGGAACATCAGGATATGCATCCCCGGTTGGAACTGGATAAACTCTTCCGGGAACTCCGAGATCTCTTCCTGGGACATTAGGATATGCATCACCTCTAGCTGGGGGATAAACTCTTCCAGGAACTCCTAAGTCAGACCCCGGAACGTTTGCATAGACGTCAGTATTTGTCTGGATAGGGGGATAAACTCTTTGAGGTGGACCACCAAGCCCCGTAGTCTGTGGATTTGGTAAAGCTCCTGCAAATATGTTATCAATTCCAACATCTGAAGCTCCATTTAAAAAATTCTGAGCATCACTAAATCCTAAGTTTCCGCTAATAAATCCTTGAATTTGTGCTGGATTTAAACTGTAGATATTGCCCAGCAAAGTCTGGCTAGCTCCAGCTAGAGCTGGATTTATAAACTGAGATATTCCTTCGTTAATCAAGTCACTGATTGCTTGAGATGTAACGTTAGTTAAGATTTCTCTTCCCAAGTTTACAATAGTTTCAAGATCTAAACTATCATTGTAGATCTGAACAGAACTTCTATTTTGGTCGTAGCTATCCCCTAAAACAAGATAACTACCGTCTGTTCTAATATTAGGAAATTGGGTCCTCATTCGGACTTTTCCAACGTGAATTTTGAAAGATTGTGTAGCAGATCTAGGGTCTATTCCGACATCGATATCAGCAAAAGGTTTACTAGCACTAAAATCAAATTCACACTGATGACACTCATAAATTAAAACCGGTTTAATACCGCTTTGGTCCTGCTGGTTTCTAAAAGCATCAATATCATTCATTAGGCCAGATTGATTGGCAACCCCCCTAACAAAAGAGTTGAACGAGTTACCAGGGGCTCCTGGTCCAGAAGGGAGTCTTTCCCCAACTGGTGTATTTGCAATGGATCCTCCGGGGTTTCTGTCGGAGGTCAAAAGAGAGGTAAGATCATCAAGAGCTGCAACTGCTGCAGATGATCCGGTTAGTCTAGTTGTCTTAAAGAAATTTCTAATCTCCGTTACATAAATCCACATCGTGAATTTACGAAGATTTCTTGGGACTAGCCATTTCATATTATCAGCATCAAACATTGCCTGATTATACAAGTTTGCAAGTGCAGTCATCTTCATATTTAGAGACTCTAAACAATTGATAGTTAATACTTTTCCTGCAGTTCTAGCAGGATTGAAGTTGTCCATCCCCTGTTCACTCTGGAATCCTGATATTGCTATCTTTTCCAGATCATCCAATCCTGTTATAGATTGAAAAAACCAAGGAGAATTATTGTTAATGTCTTGAAGTAGAATTTGGAATTGTCTTAAAGCATTAGCTCTTTTGAGGGCATTTCCTCTTAAGTAGCCCCCGTCTCTTTGAAGTAGATAATTATATGCAGAATAGTAAACTACGTTTGTTGATGTGAACCCGTACTGAGGTTGGCCGAACATATTCTGGGGCATGTTAGCAGCCCCATCTGTGGTTGTGTAATTATTAACTCTCAGCAGAGGGCTAGGAGCCCATCCATTTTCCAGATTGACTGGGAGGGAGCCAAAGTCAAAAACAAATTTAAACCCAAGATAGGTTGGATCCTCATTTTCTCCGGATCTGGAAAGATTAAATCCTTTTAGAAATAAGGACCTATTTTTATCGGTTGCATTAATACCCATGTCTTCTCTTTTATATTTATCCTATTATCTTCGCAATCTAGAAGCAGCATTTTGGACTCCGGCAGCAGCATTTTGGAATTTAGCAGCAGTGCTATTAGAAACAATGTTGATCGGGAATGCTTTAGGTTGATTTCCTGCACTGTTAAGAATCCATTCTCTTTTGCATAGATTTAGAATTTGATAAAATCCTTTTTCCTCGCTCCAGCTAATGCTATACCCCATTAAAACGTATTGGCCAGAAAGAAACTGATCCATAACAAGACCCGCAGACTGCTGGGCTTTCTTATCGTTCGAAATACCGGTGTTCTCCATTCTGGTTCCTTTCTCCTTTACATAGAGCATTACAGGAACTACCTGACCTCTGTAAAATCCTCCAAAATAAGACTGAGTTTCTACCTGAAGGGTAAACTTAGTAACATCACTAATATTTAGTGGATTTTGTACCCTAGCTTGAAAGTAGTTTTCATGAACGGATCCAGAATCTCCAGTGTCTAGAATTCCCATCCACTTTTTTCTAACCTCCTTAAGGTATTCTTTCTCTGATGCTCTACCCCTTTGAAGAATCATATTTTCTCTAATGTCCTCGGTGGTTGTTGCTTGGATTGAATAATTAACGGATTTTTCAGAAGGTTTGACTCTATATTCCGTGTTGTCGTTATAGAACTGAACAACTTGAACGTACCCCATTTTGTTTGTGGTGTTCCCGGCTTCACTAAGCATAGTAAACTTCATAGCATAAAAGGGATATCCAAAAAATTGAGGGGCATTGGTAATCATCAGTGGGACCTCTGCCGGTTTAAGTTCAATTCCGGGAAACAATGTATCGTCCGCTTTTCCAGTTGCAGATCCGGGAATGATTAATACATTTTGTACAATATCTTCTGCAGTTAATTGGTTGTTAATATTTACAAAATTTAAGTTATAGTAAGCATCTACCCAGGTAGCATAAAAACTCTGGTCATCTTTATAGGAGCTAATTGTCACATCTTTAATGAAATTATAATAGGAAAGATTTGGATTGATCCAAGTCATCTTATCATTCATGTTGAAGTCGTTAGATGCAAATCCGAGATCTAAATCTTGGGAAACATCAAAAAGAGTCTGTGCAGATGTTTTATTTCTGTATGCTTTACATACCTCAGTGTAAAATCCAGGAACTCTACATTCTCCCAGTATGGAAAAAACTATAGCGGTTCCTTCAGAATCTGTAGATCTGTTTGAGTCCACACTAAGAACAGTAAAATCCATCCGGATGGGTTTATAAACCGAGACATTAGATCTAATATAAATAGAAATAACATCACCGTCTTTAGGGTAGCTGACACCAATAAAGGTCGGATTTCCCGTGTAGAATTTAAAGCTAACGGTAGGTAGAATAGTGTTGAAGTCCAGATCAAAGTCCATCAAAAACTTCTGAACAAAATAACCATTGATAAAGATAACTGGCTTGGAATATCCATACTCCTTATCGTCTGCATCTCTTAGATAAGTATCCGGAGAAGTAGTATTGCCAGAACGATTTGGCACAGCTAGCTCGTCCATCGTAATCGATGTTTTTGAGTAGTTCCTTATTACAGCTTGTTCTGACGCCATATTAAATTAGAGTGGAATTGCATTAGGATTTGGACCTGCAGAACTAACACTAGGACCAAGAGAGATAAATCCAGGAGTTTTGAGGGTTTGAACCTCCCCTTCTTGAAGGATATTTGGTGGAATAGCTTGAGACGTTGGACTCTTTATTCCAGCTTGGGATTCTAAGAAACTCTTCCTTGACTGACTAACCTTAAATGCTTTATTTTCTTGAGATTTTCTGAAAGTTGAATTAGGATTGGTTGTTGTATTATTTTGGGCAAGCAAAGTTCTCTTTTGGTCAAATGCTGCATCGATTCTATCCTGAACTGGAATAGCAAAGACAGTTCCAGTTTGGATTGCAAAGGGGTTCGAAATGGAATTAATTTTCATCAAAGATCCCGTATATGCTAGATCCCCGTAAGCTTGAAGAGCGACTAGATCAGGTCTCATCTGAGCATCCTCCGTTAAATTAATGAAAGATTGGATCTTTAAATTTATCAGTGAGAAGCTAACAGAGGATTTAGTAAGATCCCAAATTCCTATGCCTTGTTCCATCAGACCCCTGTTAGGATTAAAGATGGTTTTATTTCTTGAAAGAGTATCTATTTCTATCATTTTGTTAAATAAATTTAAATATCGTCGGGCTGATATTGTTCAGTAGAAAGTCCAGGACCATAGAACGTAGACATATCTGTTGTTCCGTCCTTGTTTGGACTTGTGATAACCTGTCCAGTAGTTGTTCCAAATGCTCCTGTAGACTGTGAATTTGAATAAACTGAAGTGACTGACTGATAAAGTCTTCCTCCTCCTCGGTTAAACATCGATTCAATTTCTCCTCTTTCCCTCGATCTAGCGTGTTTCAAAGTAACTTTAGCGGTCAATTCGGTAGGAAAGTCGTCCGGGCCTAAAGTCTCGCCAAAGGTAATATCTATATTTTTACAAATGAGGTTCCCCATCATTGCAATAGGATTACAGGGATTCCCAACAACTAGATGCCATTCTCCGGTTGGAAGGCCGGTTAAAACAGCAGCAGGAAAAACTAATTCCTTAGTGAATTTTTCAGTTAAAGCATACAATATAAGGTTATTTAACTGACTCGAGTTTCCAAGATCTTTAGCAAAATCTTTCAGAGTTTTATTTTGCATCTGGGTGATTAAGCTAGACCAAAGGTCTCTTGCCTTTCCAACCGAATTAATTGTTCCAGCAACTGCTTCAGCAACAGGATCTCCATTGGTCGTTTGGTTTGGGTCAACTGCAAATCTAATTAAAGTTTTTATAAACTGAACAGGGTCTGTATAAAATTGGGAAAGACCGTCATCTCCACCCGGGAAATTTACCGCGGGGAAATTATTATCGTATCTAATCTCCGGGGTCAAAAAGTTTCCATAATTTGTAGTCAGGGACAAAAGGTTCCCGAGTATATCCACCATAGCAGCTTTAGAGTTAACCTCTCCAACGGAGGTCAGTTCATAGTGGAAATTTAAAGTAAAGTCGTTGAAAACTCCATTTAGTCCTCTTGCTCTCACTACTGCTTGATCTACGGTATCAACAGAAACCCAAATAAAATCACTTAATGGTCCTCCGGGAGAAATAGCTTTGTCTCTAAGAGCTTTGTTCCTTCTAGCTGCAACTGATTCCTGGTATCCGCTATCCGAAGCTGCTGCCATTGCATTTACTGCTGCACCAATTTTAGATCCTATTCCATCTGCAGCTCCAGCATCAGAACCAAAGGTCCCTCCTAAAAGATCCCCTAATTGGTTTTTAAATAGACCCGATGCAAATCCATCTTGTTTTATAAAGTCTTGCCCACCTGCTTGAGACAAGCTTTCATTCCATCTTAGACCAGTAGAAATCTGAAGAATATCAGCTAGAGTATTTCCGGTATTCCCCCCAAACCAAGTTACTGCTTGAGAAACCGGCCTTCCTGCCCCTTGAACCTTATAAATGTCCGAATTTTTAACCTTCGAAGGAAGAGAAAGATTATCCCTCATTGGAGAAGGAAATCTTCTCAAAGTAAGCATATAGTTGTTTGGTATCTGTCCATAGTACTTACAGTAGATAAAGTCCCTCCAGTAGTAAGGAGCAGATGCCCCTCCGATGATAAAAGATCCTTCATCACCAGGTCCAAAGAGATAACTAAAGATGTTATTTCTTCTTTGATTGGCAACCCCCAGATTAGACTGAGTTTGTCTGACTAGGAATCCTGCGCTTGGGTTTCTTGACCCCCCAGAGACGGAATTAGTTTCAGAAATCTTAGAGTTATACTGTGTTCTTTCCGAAAGATAGTAGTTTTCATAGAAATTAGGATCTTGATTTCCTACAATTGAATAGAAAAGATATTGACCATACTTAGCACTATTATAGTCATAGATCGCAGCATTATAAAAAAGAGATCTAGCAGTTGGTCCAGCATAAGGATTTACATTACCTGAGTTGTACGCCTTATCAATGACGTCCTTAGTGGAGTTTTGAAGAAGCTGCTGATTGTTCCCAAAGTTTATCGTGCCGTTTCGTTTCGGCAAACGATCCCCTGCGGTTGGGTTGTTCGTGGATAAACTAGGACCTTGTCTGGTGGGTTGATCTATTGGCATTTCCTATATAGTACTTTTAAAGAAGTTCAATCGTATAAGAAACCTCTCCCTCCATGTCGCTTAGAAAATGTTCTAAGTTTTCTTTGAAGGAATCTGAGATGTTCTTATGAACGACTAGAATTCCATTACTTTTAGTACTATATATTCCCTGTGTGATTTTCTTCTGAACTGAGTAGTTTATTACAAATTCAGATTCTCTAGAAAGACTATTTATATCATAGCCTAGATCCTTGATTATTTTTCCAATATCAACGATATACAGATCTTCTTCAGAGCAATATTTTTTCTTCGCTTCCTTCAAAGAACACTCAGCTAGAAAAAATCTTATCTCCTGCAATTCCGTTATCATTATTTTTTACCTAAGAATCCGAAAGGGTTGATTCCTTCATCTTCAGATTCCTGAGACGATTCAGGAAAAGTTGTTGGTTCTTTTTCGAGTTGTTGATTTTTTACTTCTTGTAAGTGATGGGTGTGTAGATATTCTCCCGCGGCGTTAGATCTTCTGAATCTCTCCATCATCTGTTCGTAGGACTCTTTTTTAGACAGAATCCCCATTCTCTTTGCGTATTCTCTTCTTTCTCTTCTAGATAAGCTCATGTTCTTAGCCTTTTGTAGATCCAAAATCAAAGTCTGTCGATACCCCTTGAATGTCAGTTCCTAAAACATATTTAAATAGCTTTAAGAAAAGACCCGGGATGAAAATATCTTTTGCTTTCACGACATCGTTGGCAGCAATAAATTTAAATTCTGCAGACTGCTCCATTTCGGACCCGTCTGTTTTTGGTTCTTCCTTTTTTACCCCGGTCACATCAACTGCGAAACAGGGCTGCTCGTGATCTACAAACTTTGAAGATGTAACAGATCCGAGATAGTACCATTTACTAATATCAGGAACGTTTAGGCCGGTTTCTTCATACAGTTCTCTCTGAGCTGTTGAAAGAAGGTCCCCGTCCTCATCATCAGTTGTTCCGGTAACCAGGCTTATGTTTATCCCTCCCTCTCTAAATGGATTAGGTTCTTTAAGGACCCCAACTGCTAAAGGAAGCCCTTGGTCGTCTGAAATGAATGGCATTACAACCACGTTGGTAAAAAGGGCTTTAATCCCAACTAGATCCCCATATTCAACTAGTTGAAAGTGGCTGGTCTCATGTAAAGTTTTAGTCTTCGGAAAGTTCATCATCTATAGTCTGGATTTGTTTTTTAGGCTGAGAGGTAGAGGAGCTCTTTTTAGACTCATAAAAAGAGGTTCTAATCGACTCTGCAATAGCCTCTTTAATGTCTTCTATATCAACTCCCTCTGTAACGTAGCTAGCAATCTCCGCTTCTGCATCTTCAAAAGAGGAGACCAAAACATTATATAATGATTTGGTAGGGAGATTTAATTTCAAGCTAATATTCACGTTCACCCAGTTAGGTTTTTGTTTTTTGAGTAGCTTATATATCGGAGATTCTTCTACCCCAACTTGGACAGTTTTTCCATAGTCAACCGAGTTAACAGATCCTTTTTTAGTAGAAGATGAAGATTGAGAGGGAACGGGAGAATTAGACTTTGGAATATTTAATTCCTCGAACTGAACAGGGGTGGAAGGAAAAATATCCATAAATTCTCTTAAAATTTCAAGATTGATTCTTCCTCCACCTTGAAAATTTAGAAACTTCATCCCGTTATTTTCTTCTACTCCTGAGTATTTTTCGATCATTCCGGCCTGTTCGCCCTTGATCCATTGGAAATCTGAATTTCTTAATTCGACATCGATTTCTTCCAGAGATTTTTCTGCAAAGCTCATTTTATTCTTCTTTTTAAATATTCCACTTATTTTTGATAGCAAGCCCATTTTGGATTCCAATATTATACTCGTTTTGCATATAATGTTTCTTTTTCAGGAACCAGAACATGTAGGTACTGACTTAAAATTATACAGCAAAAGTAAAATTAGTTTCCCTTGGGTTTAGGAACTATTGAGTATCTCTCTCTAGCCTTAGCATAAAGCTCGTCCAGATTTTCTTCCGTTAGAGTATTAGAAAGAATTTTCTTCAGTTGATCTATTTCTTTCCCTTTATCGGTAAAAGAATCCATCTGTTTAGAAGATTCTGGCTTCCAGTCGTGGGACTTAAGGATTGAGTTTAGATAGTTTATAACAGGCTCTTGATACAAGCTAGGATCTTTCTTTAAGCTAGCATTGAAAAGATATTGGTGAACTGGGTCTTTGGCCAGGTCTGTTAATTTTCCAGTTTTCCTGATAAATTTTCCCTTTGGAGTATTAAAGATGGTTTCAAACCCAGGCTTATCTCTATAGACCTCTATATCGGGAGAATATGAATCTGAATTGAGATAAATTTTTAGAATATTCAAAAAATCCTCTGCATCTTTCTTCTTCAGTTCAATTTCAGTTCCGTCCTCTAATTTTGCAATCCAGTGAAGATTTTTCTTCTTTGTGATCCCACCTATAGGAGAATCCATTCCTAGAATTTCCAGAACTGTATTGATGTCTCCTGAAGCATCATCTTCGGGGGTTTGAAAATGTTTAGACTCGATGAAAGAATTTATAAATTCGTCCAGGTTTAATTGATTTTCTTCATTATCCCAAAATCTAACGCCGGGCTTTGTTTCTATGATTGGATTTTTAGAATCTCCAGAAACAACAAAAGCATCTTTTGGAAAATAGATCGGATCAGATTCCTGATTGTCCCCATAAATATATTTCAAGCACAAATTTGGTAGATCTGAAGACACGTCAGAGGCAAAAATAGAGTTAGCATCTGGATCTCCCCCCATTTCAGGACAGCAGGATTTCATCTTGTATCCCCATTTCTCAAAAGGACCTAATATTCCAAAATTTTTCTTATATGAATTTCCTTCATTTAGAGAATAAGAAAAATCCGAAAAGTTAGAAATCAAATTGTTCTTCATATTATTCATCTCTTCCGAACTCTACAATGACTTTAAAATCTTTCACCTCCATGGATTTTCTCATGTCGATGATTATTTGTCTGGGATAAGTTGGTACTACAAAAGAAAGAATATCAGGAATTACGAGGCCTGGATCTATATTAATCCCTGGCTGAATCTCAAACTCGAAGGTTTTTTTGTCATTTGGATAATCATCAACAGAAAGTTCAAGTTCAATCCTATGAATTCTAAAATCTATTCCGTCTATCCCTCTCTTGTTTCTCATAACAATAGCTTCATATTCAACCTCACATTTGGCATCATCTACATCCTGAATTTGTGGGGGATTTCCCTTCACGATAATATCGGTATACTTTAAATCCGAGATAAAGTAGTGATCGTTAGAAAAGTTTTTGTCTTTTCCTGCAATGTAGCTATTATAGTCTTCAACTCTATTAATCATCTTAAATGTTTAACAATTTTATGTATATATCCTTTTCTAATACACAATATGAAGGAAGAGATTTGAGATTAAAATTACAGGGAAGAATATATAAGTCATCCAATAAAACTAAATTAAGACTATGAAAAACCTCAGTCCTGTTTGGTTTCTTAAGTCTCCTATAGACACAGAACAAAAACACTACATTTTACTGGCATTCCTCCAAGAGGTCAATAAGGAGATCAGGAGCAATAACATCTATTCTCCAATCAAGAGGATATTTTCTCTGATTAAAGAACTTGATTATTTTCTCAAAAGTGATAGTTTAGACGGATTTAAAAAACTCCCCCTTACAGAAGACGACAGATCTATTATCGACTTCTACTCCAAAAATCCAATCTCTAAGGAAGATAGGGAGGAATTAGATTCTATTGCAAAATCTGCTCTAGTAATTTTATACAAATACGCAGACATGGGGATAAATCTATGGAAAGATTTAGAGAGTAGAATTAAAATGTATAGCTTAGAGATACAAGACCCTGAAAAGGATCACGGAATTACAATCTTTAGAAATATGTCAACGGATGAGGTTTTTCCCTACTGGTGGAAAAGAACAGAAATGAAATTAGGAGATCAAATTAAGAAGGGTATAATGCTAAAAAAAATACACATTCCTAACAGCTACTTCTCTATGTCTTATGAGTTTATCGTTCACGAGACTATGGTTTCTATGGGATTGAGAAACGGAGGGAAAATCCCCTGTACAATCATAGAAATCTCCGAGGACTTCAATCAGAACTCGGAGATCTTCAAAATTGCTAAGGAAAAATTTATTCAAGAAATAGACCAGGAGAATTAAAAATCCTCTAGTCTCAAGATCTCAAATCCTTCAGAGTCGTGATTCTCAGACTCGCTAGTGTCCATGTTAAATACCGTGTTCGGATCCCCAGGATTAAGACCAACCATGTTGGTGTAATCTCTGTTTCCCTTATCATTATATCCAGGGAAGATGATACCAGCTTCGTCCGGACTCCAGATTGCATTTGCATATCCAACCCAGTCATAAGCAGGCTCTCTTTTAATCGTGTGTAGACCTGTCTTATCTCCACTTAAAGGATCTTGAACATCCGGTGCTAAATAGTTGAATGTATCGTCCATTACTCTAGATCTAAATTGCTTAAAATCTAGAATTTCTCTTTTTGAAACGTCTTCTAAGTTCATAGTTTTATTATTTATTGTCCACCAACGGTTCCGAATGCTCCGCTTGGATTAGTTGATCCCCCCATCACTCCTTTTAAGATAGATGTTACATCCATACCGGATTTTTCTGCTGCTTGTTTAACTGCAGGATCAGTAGAAATTTTCTTCTCTTCTGCTGAGGTCAATTCGAATGGATTTTTTCCGGATTTTACCTGTGCGAAAGGAGATTTGTCTTCTCCTCCTGCAATAGAGCTCAAAATCATAGTCCAGAAATTAAGAATATTCTCTCTGAACGTTGCCTGTTTAGCAGAATTTGAAATCATCTCTTTAATTGTTCTGTAGATCCACCCATTTTTATCTTCAATTTTAAATCTGGTTGCTAGTCCATCTACTCCAAGTTCGGTAATAGTTTCCATCGTAACATCAGTTAGCTTAGGGGCAAGAGTTTTAACAGAAATTCCGCCTTCACCTTTTATGATAAAATCATAAAGCTCAGAAACATCCACGGTTTCTGCAAAGTTTCTAATTATGGTACCAAATAAAGATTCGGGTTTAACTCCAAAGAAGCCAAGAAGATAATCCGACACCTTACCTTTTATAACATCTCCGACAGCAGTTGCTCCGCTTCCAAGAAGATTTGTAATAAAATCCATCGGTCCGTCTTCGTTAACTTTCTGAAACTCAGAAAAATTCTTAATCATTTTACTCATGTAGAAAAAATATATTATTTTGATCTATATATCTTTTCTCTTCAAAAGATTTATATCTTTCCTAGGAACAGGTCGATTGATTTATATCGATAAGCAAGTTTATCCTCTTTAATACCTGGATTTTTTAGAGGTGCTTTTTTTCTATTGACTATCTCTTCAGGAAGGAGAGGGCCAAAAGTATCCTTCAAAATCTTTTTATCTTTTCTCCATTCTAAAGGAAGATGTAAAGCAAAATTAACTATCTCTAAATTCAAGAACGGATTTCTGAGTTCTAAAGTATGAGCCATCGACATTTTATCAAGTCTTGGCAGATGATAGAAAGATAGCTCATCAAATATGTCAGATCCCTGTGAGTCATACTCGTGGATTCTCTTATATCCTCCAAATAGCTCATCCGCTCCATCCCCGCTTAAAACAATCCTATGATTACTATTTTCTCGGATAGCTTTGAATAGATGATATTGGGGAATGACAGAACCTAGATCGATTGGAGTTTCGTTCCAAATTTGATAGATTTCTTGATTTAAATTTTCATTCATCTCATACTGAAGGAAATTTACTTTCTTGTTAAACTTCTCAGATAGGGTCTTTACAAATTCAGATTCTCCATTTTCTATGCTATACCAAGTGACATCAGATTCTGTAGATTCTAGAATGGCTGCAATAATGGATGAATCAAGTCCCCCGGAAATAAGAAGAGAAATTGGGTAGTTTTTAGAGATAAGCCTGTTCTTGACAGACTCAAACATTTTAGCCCATAGCCACTCCATGTGTTCCTCGTAGGATTTTCCAATCAATTGTGGGATTGGATGATTCCAAAGCTTGTAATAGTCGGGGTAGGTCGTCTTAAATTCCGAACTATTCAGATTGTAGTAATAGATTGTATTAGGGAGGAATCTCTTAACATCGGTATAAGGAGTTCTGTTATTAACATTATATCCCCATTTTTTAACCTCTGAGATGAAAGTGTGATCTATTGGACTTTGATTGTATGCAAGTCCTTTGATTTCAGAACAAATTTCACCCCTCTCGTTATAGTAAAGGGGTTTCTTTCCTAGAGGATCTGTGAATGCAATCACATCCTGTGTTTTGGAATCATAAAGGGTAATTGCCCAGAATCCATCCCAGGTCTGAATGTGAGGGATAAACATTGCACAGAACATCTCAAAAGATCCTCCACGATAAACACTAAATAGATTGCAGAGATAATCGGTATCCGAAGAGTAGAACGATCTGTCGTAGTTGAAGATCTCCCCGTTAAACATCAGAAACATTCCAGGAGCAATTTCCTTAGGTTGATTCCAATCATCTCCATCTGCTGTCTGAATAGGGAGTCTGTGGTGACATAAGAACACGCCATTCTTCTCGACCACTGTTTTCTCTATCCCTCTATGTTTGATCGCGTCTAGGCTTGCCTCAGATCCGTCTAACGTTAATAAAATTCCACACATATATTATAGTTCTGTAATTATAGAAGTCTCGTCAAATTTGTTTTCAAAAGAGTAAATAGAAAAGTCGTCAAAGGAAGGATATTGATCTAAAATGTGTTGGATAAACTTTTTGTATAGGGTCTTTTCATCAGATGTATTGTCTCTGAAGTCCCAGTTGTCTTTATTTCTATTGGATTTGTCAGGATTATCCCCATGAATGTAAAACACTTTGCAGTTTTTAAGTAGCCCGGAGGAGATGATCTTGTCGAGTTGTTCGATTGCTTCATCAAAATGGATTCTCTTAGAAAGAACTCCCCAGACCAAAACAGTTAAGAATCCTCGATCTAGAATAATAGGGTTAAGAATACCATCTCGATTTGCCTGTAGAAGTTGAAGTTCTTTTCCAAGGGCAAATAGATGGGATTCTCTGGAAGAATCTTCAAGACCGAGTTCATTAAACCATTTAACAAACTCGAATTTATAAAGTGAAATGTTGTTGTGTTCAGAAGCTTTCTGTGCAAGATATGTTTTGCCAGAGTTTCGAGCACCTTCAAATATTACGAGCATATAAGTTATAGAGGAATTTTGTTATCTTGTTCCTCTATAAAAGATACGATCTAATTAGTCAGCTGAGGGAAAATAGATTCCTTTAGATTCTCCTCTCGAAAGATCATCAGAAGTCTTAGCATTCATTCTCGAGACGTGTTTCTTGACGGAAGGCAAATGAACAGACTTAGCTCTTCTTAGATTTTCTTCGAAGACTTTTTTGTTTTTGCTTTCCCCAGATCCTTTGTCCTGTTTAGTAGCTTTTTTAATTCCATCTTTTTTATCCAGAATTGCAACTAAATCTCCGCTAGTTTCAGAAGATCCAATAGACTCTTCAGACTCCAACTTATTCAACTCTCCGTTGGTCAAAACTTCATCGAGAATAATATCAAGGACAGGAACGAATTTTTCTTCCTCTTTGTCGTAAGTGAACATAGTTGCAATAAAAGCAACTAGATTTGCAAGAAGCCCAAAGTCAGACTCGCTAAGATCCTGAATTTTTTCTTCCAGTTGTGCACCTCTAACAAAAGCAGATTTAACAGCTTCTAGGCCTTCAGACGAAAGGTAGTGGTTTTTATACCCCTTAGTTCCGAAGTGAGAATAAAGTTTATCGTAGGTTTTGCTATTCTCATCTTCTTCGTCTCTATTGTGGGAGAAAATCGTCTTAGCAAGAGAAGCTAGCTCGTCCGTGTCTATTCCACCAAAGTTAGAGTAATAGCTAGAATACCATTCCGCAAAGTCTTTTACATCATCCTCATCTACGTCTCCTACAACTTCTTTCCATTTTGGCCAGTTGCAAGGTCTCTTAGCATTAGTCATCAATCTCTTAGCAGCATACAGCCCATCAATCTTACTTCCTTTATAGTCGACCCAGAAATAAAGAGGAAGGTTCCCCTCTTTAGCGTCTTCTGCAGTTTTGGTCCATGCGATCATAAACTCTGGGGAATAAGAAGCTCTAAGCGTTCCATCCTCTCTTAAGAATGTCTCTTCTTCTGCTCCCTTTACGAACCCTTTGCCTCTTAAAAGTTTAGCAAGTTCATAAGCTTGATCTGTGTTGTCCGACCTGTCTCCCCTTCCAAGGGCAGATCTCCCACCTTTAGAATTTTCAGGTTCAGAAAGATCTTTAGCATATTTCTCCAGTTCAGTCTCCAGCTTATCCGCATCGATGTGAATAGAAGCCTCGTTAACAGATCCGAAGAACTCAAAAGAACTAAAAACATTAGATTCATTCAGTTTTCCACCAGTGTACAAATAACTCTCGTTAACATACTCTTTTCTTAAAATATCTAAACTATCAGCAATTGCTTCCTTATCTGCTTTGTTGATCTTATCTGCATCTAGAATGGTATCAAGAAGTGCCCTGTCAATCTCTCCACTAACGTTCTTGTTTCCGAGAACCCCCTGAAGGGACTTAACCGCCACAGAAAATGCAGAAGTGTATTTACCATCTGCTCCTCCTCTTTTTGCAAGTAGATCCTTAATAGGAGGGAAAGCATTCATTAGAGCCTTTTGGGTATTTGCAATAATTAGAGATCCCTTAAACTTCTTATCAGAATCGTTGTCTCCAACTTTAAGAGGGAAAACTAAGGAAGCAACTTTGTGATCATAACCTTCGGTTTTTTCTCTCATCACATCCTCAACGTTAGACTCTTCAACAGTTGCTCTAGTTAGAACATCCATTGCAGAAGAAACTAAATCTTTAACGTCTTCGAACTTGCCGGAAATTTCATCGTCAGAAAGAATCTTTTTGAAAGGAGCTTCTGCTGCTCTCATGCAGTACGTGTAAAACTCTTTAGCAAGTTTATCGGTCTGGGATTCAAGATCCTTCAAAGACTTCTTCTCTTTATCATTTGAAATCTCTTTCTTATGATTAATAGCAGAAAGTTTCTGGTCTAGCTCAGTAAAGATTCTATACCAGTTTCTTCCATATCCATTATCTGAAGTTTTCCCTGCAGATTCAGGAATAAGAACCATTCTAAGTTTATGTTTAAGAGCTTCAACTCTTCCTTTTAGTCCAAGGCCAAAAGACTCATTTAGTTCTTCCTCTTCTTCCTTCTTTCTCTTATAAGCACTCTCAAGTGAAGCAGCATATTTAGAGGTTCTCCCTTGGAAATATTTGATAACTTTATCTTCTAATTTAGGGTCAATCTCAATAGCTCTCTTGATAGCATCAGCAAGCTGTTCCATCGAGTCAATATATAAAGACTTGACGTCGGCAAGGGCAGAATTTTCAATGTCGGTTTCTTTAGCATAGTCTTTCATCTTTGCAAGTAGAGTCTTGAAAGAGGAAGAATTTGCGGTGTCCTTTAATTTTTCTTTAATTGTGGACATCTTTCTCTGTTTTGCTGGTGCAAAATCAACGACTACCTTTTTAAATACATCAAAGAAAGAAGTTGACAATTTTTGAATTAGTTCATCAACAGACTCATTCTCAAATATTTTGAATGTCTCGATGGACATCATTTTTGCAATAGGGTTGATATTTAGATATTTTTGTGACATAGTTATTCTTATCCTTTTAGTTCAGATATTTTTTTATCTATCTGGGGTTTTAGAGCATTTAAAAGAGGGATCATTTTACCGTAGATCTGAGCTTGTTCTCCAATATACGCAGACTCAGCTAGAAGCTCTTTTGCTTCATCTCCTGCTGCAGATTTTTTTGAATCTAGCATTTTTATTTTTGCTGCTTTCAGCTGATCTTCTATTTTAGAAATCTCCAGCTTTGTATTACTAATTTCTGTATTAATACTATCAGCTTCAAATAAGAAGTCCTCGTATTTTTTTATTGTATTAAGCATTTAAGTGGCTAATTTTTTCTCTTATTTTATCGATGAACTCACCAACTTCATAAATTCTTGAATTATATTTATTCAACGTAAGAGTTTTATCTTCTTTAGATTTAGCTTTATCTAAATCTCTACCCTTAGATCTTCTAAGAGTTCTAAGTTCATTTAAAGCAAGGTTCTTTCTGTCGATTAAAGATTTTTTAAGGGACTTTAACTGAGATGGACTGTAGTTTTTAATTTCAGATCTAAAAGAAGGTATACTCATTTTAATGAGAGAAGATAAACTTAGACCTTCTACAGAATCTTCCCCTTTCTTATCTTCTTTTTCAACATCTTTAGAGATAGAATCAAATCCTTTCTCCTTTCTCTTCATATCCTCATAAGACTTTTTATAGTCCCCGTAAAGTTTATCCTCTAAATTTTTATCCGGAAACTTCTTAGAAATCTCATAAAGATTCTTCATTACTTCAACTTCAGCTTCGGATTTTTTTAATTCCCAGTATTTGTTAACCCTGGAATTTTTATCCACAATCTTTGTTGCCTGTTCGTTATAAGATCTAATCTGTTGAATTTTTTTCCTATAGGCGTCAGCAACTCTTTCTTTGGCTTCCTTAACCTTTTTCCTAAAGTCCTTCTCTTCTTCAGGGGAAAGCTCCCCCGTGTCAATCTGTCCTTTAAGATCGTAGATCAAAGATTGGTCTTTCTCCCATTGGGTGGCATATTCTTTTTCCAAATAGGTTAGATCTGCTAAAATAGAATCTATCTTCTGGATTTTACCACCAAAAGTTCTGCTCAACCAATTAACGATTCCTTCCTCGGATTCGTCGATAGAGTAATATTGTTTATCCCACTCGGAAAATTTTAACATCTTACTTTTTGTTTTTTACCGAAGTATTTACTTTGTTGGAAGTTCCAGCTGGGGTTTCTTGTTTTTTAACCTCTTCTGCCTTCTCTTTTCCTTTCTCCTTTGCAGTTTCTTTTGAAACATTCTCGGTTCCGGGAATAGGGAATCCTATTCGTTTTCTTTCTGCTGGCTCCATCTTAGCTTCGAGAGAATCCATCTCTTTAGCGAGCTTATTTAGATTATTAAAGTCTTGGCTATCAATAACCTTCTTACCTTTGTTTTTTCTATCCAGCTCTTCAATATCCTCCTTAGTCCCCTTCAGTTTATCAATTTCTCTCTGGATTTGTTTTTTGTCGAAATCTTTCTTGGTGTTCTTGAGTTCCTTTTCGAGATCTATAATTTCGTGATCGAGCTTAGCTATAGCTTCTATTCTTCCTTTTTTGTTCTTGAGAGATTCTCTATAGTCAGAAGAGCCTTCTTTTTCTCTCTTCTCTTGATTCTTAGCATCAGTCTCTAGCTTCTTTTTGGACTTTTCTGCTTCATCTTTAGCCTTTTTGATTTCTGCTTCTAGATCTTTAAGATCTTCAGGACTTGAAGATGCTCTCTGCTTAGCTAATCTATATTCAAATTCGGCAAGATCAAGTTCATCCTGAGATTTTCCAGCCTCCCAATATTCCATTCTCCTCTTATTCCCTTTAATGGCATCTTTAATAGTAGAAATTGCCTTCTCAATTCTCAGATTTATCATTTTATTATAAGACTGGTGCTCTTTCGTTTTAGCCTCCAAAGTCTTATTAACTCTATCGATACCAGCTTCATCTTTAGTTTTGGAAAGCTCCTTAATGCTATTCTTTAGAGAATCGATTTCATCTTCAAAAGTATATTTTTTTTGGAGAGATTCTTTCTCCATTTTTAGAACTTCTGCTCTAACTTTATCGATCATACTGATATAAGAAAGAGATCCTAAAAAAGTCTTAGATAAAGTATTTTTTATTGAATCAAAGACTCCCTCATTAACAGATTCTTCTCCAGCAAAGTAATCTGCAAGGGATTCTGCAAGATCCGGAGTTATTTTCCCATTCAGAGGATTATTTTCTTCAAATTCTTGAAAGCTTGGTATTAAAGTCATATCTACAGTTTAGTTATTTATGTTCTATATATCACCAGAAAAATATTTTCCGCATAAAAAAACCCCTGGAAGACCAGGGGTTTTTATAAAGGTAATCGTGTTATTGATTAAGATTAAGCTAATCCACCAACTGGAACGTTTACGTAGAAAGTGAAGTAAAGAGTTT